TCACTTGCCACTGTATACTTCCTTCGCCCGTTGAGTAAAAGCCGTCACCATAGAGGTAACCAACTCTTTGAACACCTTGCCGAATGCCATACCAACCAAGGAGCTGGAGAACTCAAAATTCAACTCAAACTCCACCTTACAGGCGTCCTCGGCCAATTCGGTAAAATACCAATGGCCGGTCAAATGCTTGAAAGGACCATTCTCCAGTTGCAGCTCGATACTCTTGCCTTCCACCACCTGATTACGGGTGGTAAAGGTTTTGCTGATCCCGGCCTTACTGATATCCACCGATGCCAGCATGGTTTTGCCATCAAACTCCAGCACCTTACCGCCAACGCAACCGGGAAGAAACTCTTTATAAGACTCGACATCATTGACTAGCTGGTACATCTGCATCGCACTGTAACGCACCAGAACACTGCGGGAAATCTGTGGCATCCGTTGGTTGATACTCTTGGCTGACTCAAAAACAGACCCGGATTTTAGCACGCCGGCCGAAAAACGCATCCTTTGTTCCACCGCAATGGGAGCGGCCACCATAAGCGCTCAAAAAGCCAGCAACAAAACCCTAAGCTACTGCCCACAACTCAAAATATTCTTCCAGGCCAATTCCAAATTGGTGGCTGCTGCGTATAATAGCCAGCCTATGGCTAAGAAGAATGCAAAAAAATCCGCAAACGCTCCGGCAACCATTGCCCGGAACAAGCGTGCGACCTTTGAATATCGCTTCGATGAAAAATTCGAGGCCGGTCTGTCCCTGATGGGATGGGAGGTCAAATCCATCCGCGCCGGCAAGGTGAATCTGTCGGAAAGCTTTGTCATGCTGAAAATGGCGAAGCCTTCCTGCACAACTGTAATATCACCCCACTCAGCGCGGCATCGACTCATGTGTCTGCGACCCGACCCGCATGCGTAAACTGCTGCTCAATCGCCGTGAGCTGGATCGTCTGGCCGGCTTGGTTGAAAGGCAGGGTTACGCCATAGTGCCTATCTCCATGTACTGGCGCAAAGGTGCCTGGGTCAAGGTTGAGATAGGCTTGGGTAAAGGTAAGAAAGCCCACGATAAACGCGATGATATTAAACAACGTGACTGGGCTATCGAGAAAGCCCGAGTCATGAAAAGCAAGTAACTGATATTTTGCCGTTATTTCGCACGCAAATTGTGCGGATAACCAGCAAGTGATTGTCCTTTGTCAATTAAAGCCTTGGTAAGCCGGCGGTAAAGGGGTTACAATCAAAACATCACGGGGGCGATTCTGGATTCGACGGGATTCGCGAAACTCCGGGAGCATGCCGAGGGGCGGTTGGCCTCGTAAAAAGCCGCACAGTTATAGTTGCAAACGACGATAACTACGCTCTAGCAGCCTAAGGCCGCTAGCCATCTACCACAGGTCTCGCACATGGGCAGTGGATTTGATGGTCACCTTACATAGTGCTAGCGAGGGAACCTTGTCTGGGGGTGAACCGCGAAACAGTACCAGGCTCACCGTTTGGAATCCTGTCTTTCGGAGTTCAACCGGTTAAACAAAAGAGAGACTAAGCATGTAGCGCCTTGAGCGTAGGTTTTTCGGACGCGGGTTCAAGTCCCGCCGCCTCCACCAATAAAAACAAGGGGTTAGCGTTTACGCTAACCCCTTTTCTTTTGGTTTTGTCCACCGATTGCCCACGCAGAAAAATTTTTTGCCCACCAGTGCCCACAATCCCCTGAATTTCAGTTCTACTTTCCAGCAAACCCGCTTCAGATCTTACTTTTCCGATTACCTTGCAAAAGGCCTTCACTTAAAAATCCCCACAAAAACCAACCTATTCCATTAATAAACAGCACGTTATGAATACAATAACCCATTAATACCAGCCTGTATAACTGTAAAACAGTGAAATTAACCGCGATCTTTTCAGATCTTCGATCCTTTCTCAGGCCCAGAGCCTGCGCTTGGTGGCGCCATAAACTGAACAAATTCAAAACTGAAAAAATTTTGAGGTGCAAACCGCGCAGGAGGGTGAGGAAGAGTGCGGATTTCGTGACGTAGAATTGCGTAGGTGGTGATTTACGTGACCAGAATAGCCAGCCGCGTCTGTGCTGCAGCATCGTCTGTTTTGATTGTTGGATTTGGCGTTACTGTGGGCTGATATGAAAAACGGCTCAGGTTCCTTGTGGGAGCTGAGCCGGTATCGAGTAAAGACGGAGTTGTCTATGGTTTACTTGGTGATTTGGTCTATCCTGGCCTTTTGCGCGGCTGCTGCACTCGCCTTGCCTGAGAAGTCTCCAGCCTCATTCGGTGCCGGGCTAGTGCTGTGGGTATGACTGGCACAGATGGTTGCCAGCTCGGCTACCGTTCCCATGAGTTCAGATAGCAGCTTGAGCACGTTTTCATCTTCACTGCCCAGCCACGTTTTCGGGCTGCGGTAATCCTGTGACGCACTGGCGATCACTTCTCTGGTTTGGCATTGCAGTTTGGCCAGTTTGCCGATTGTGTCGGTAAGGTTCTGGTCTGTTTGGTGGTCAAAATTGCCCACATCATCAATGTGACGATAGACCCCCTCACGCACCTGAGTGCGGACTTCACCTGGCTTGATTGCTGGCAGGTCCCACCCAAATGGCAGCACTGTGCGGATAAATGGTTTGTCTGGCCTGCCATAGGCAAACCCCAGTTCAACCAAAGCGCCAATGGCCGGCGGTTCCAAACGACCGGCTTTGCTGCCTATTCCCGGCACTGGCAATGGTACCGCCTGCAACAGTTTGGATTTTGTTGGGCTGCCGTTCTCATCCAGCAGCTGCACATCGGCCGCATAGCGCGGATAGAAAGGGTCACTGTGGCGCTCCCCCTCAAGCGAAGGTAATTCAGGCAGTGCGGCTATTTTCCCCCAGCGCGGTAGATGTAGTCCCGCTGACAGCTCAGGGAACAAGCGCAACACTATTTTGAGGATTGTCTGTTTCACACTACCACCTCAGTGTTTGTTTGGTGCCGAGAATTTCCAGCTCTCGCAATCTATGACTGGCACCGTCAATGGTGATACTGGCGTTTGGTCTAAGCTTTGGCGTTGCCATCATTGAAGCGCTGGCACCCGCCTTTTGCTGTTCGAGGAATTTCTTTGGTATGTCCACAATCTTGCCATGCCAAAAACTATCGGCATAACCGCCGACATAAATCTTGCCATTGCCCTGCTGAAACCAGACAAAATCCGGCACCCGGTAGCAGCGCCCCAATTGGTCAAGCATGGCAAAACCTGATGTGTCGGCATAAAACCCCGGGAGCGCAGTTTGAGTGTAGGCTGTATCAGGTACAACAAATTCGAGCCCGGTTTGACTGCTGATTTCATCCAGCACTTGGCGCATGGTTGGGTGTCGCAGCATCACGCTAAGATTATTGGCCAGAATGGCCGACAGCTCGCGGCAAAACAGTGTAAACCAACCGCCCAGCTCTGGCTGGACCCGGTCAACGTAGCCAGAAAGACACGATCTACCATTTCACCCCAGCCAAGATCCAGCGCCACAGGCGTTAGCCTGGCTGCCTTTTGCTTGACTATCAGGCGACAGGTTCCCGGTGTATCGGCTTGCAGCAGTACCCAATGGCTTTTCAACTCGACTTGGTTTGCCCCCAGCCAGGCGCTGGTGATAAATCGTGCGTTGGGCTCAGACATCGGCCAAGCCTCCTTGGCCAATGCTGTCATCCAGTTGCTTCAAGAATGAAAACATGCCTGACAACTCCACCTCTGTTTGCGGCGGCGCATCCGGCTGCTCAACCGGCGCACCTGTGGCCCCTTGCTGGCTGGCTGTTGCCTGTGGCTGGCGTTCCTCTACTTTTTGCGGCACAGAGCGGTATTCCTGCAGGTGAAAACTCACCGCCCATTGTCTGGTAGTTTCCTGCTCTACCGCCTCAATTTTGCTGGCAAAGCGCACTTGTTTGATGCCAAGAGCAGATGCGGTGCGGTTGCTGATACGGTAGATTTTGCGGGCGCCCGCTTCCACTGCCTCGGCCATGCTGTAGATCTCAGATAGATGATCCGCCATAGAAAATGGCAGCATTCCGGTCACTGACAACATCTTGGCCTTGGCGCCGGTTTCGGCACTGTCGGTGCTTGATGTCTGGCCACTGGCATCCTTGGCCGCCAGCTCTTGGCTGGCGGTGATGCGTAGCCCCTTAAGGCTGATGGCGGTTGAGTTGAGAGTTAGCATAAACAACCTAAAACACTTTGATTGCTGGTTCAACAAAATAGGCAACCCATGGGGTAACTACTTTCAAATCCTGCAGCGGCACGCTGCGCGGAATGGTCAGCGCAATATTGCTAATTAAAACTGAAATACTCGATTCCTCAAACCGTACCTCAGTTGGATAAATACCATCTTGCTGCACTTCTTGGCTAATCACATCTGAGCTGGCAAGTATATTTTCGTTATAAGTCTGCACGGTAAATACCCCATCTATTTTTTAATCGATAATACTTTCCCACCAGATAAATCTGTAAAGTCTAGGCCATCTGTCGCAGTGTAGTTTACATTCGCCAATACAGAGTCAAACAGGCCAATAGATTGTTGATAAATACTTGAGCTTTTTCGACTCATCGAACTAAAACGTACTTTTGGCAGATATAAGCCAGAAAATGCAAATCCGTCTTCATCTGATGGATTTGCGATATCTATTAAAAATCCAAACACATTCAGTCCTGCCCACATCTTATGGCGTATTTTGAACTCTGCATCCCAGTTTATATAATCTAAATCTCCGTAAGATTTTTGCTGATGGACTTTGTGTTGCACGTGCATGCCGTTTACTTGCACAACGCTACGCGCACCACTACCCCACTGCAAACCAATCATCGATACACATTCCTGCGGGCTATCTAGTAATACAGGGTAATTTAAACCAACAAGCTTTGTCCCATCACGATCAAATGACAGGGTCGCTCCGCAGCGTGTGCCATTCATATCTGGTCGCTGCTGTATTTGTCGGTTAACTGTTCCGTTATCAAACCACGATGTTTGGTTAAGACCTACACTATCCCCCTCTTGTTGCAGCTTTCCGCAACTTACTAAAGGGATCGCCAAGTTAAACCCAGCTTGACGGTAAGCCGCCGATGATAAGTGCGCACCATCGGCGATAATCTCATTGATTTTGATTCTGTTGGATGACTGGCTAAACCAATAATACTGATCGACTAAATCCACTTCTAATTGGCGTGCTGTTTCTCGCATCATTTTAACGAACTCTAATAATCTTTTTGATTTACTCTCGTCGATAATAAGCAAAATAGGGTTTGGGTTTGGTGTCACCAGTACAGGGGTCACATTGTGCTTACGGCACAGATCGACAAACTCGTATAAATCGGCGCGGTAGGTCTCAATCGAATAATTGAGCTGTGAGTCATTAATGCCATGGTTACAGTATACAATATCGGCATCGGCCATCGTGGTTTTCAGCTTCTGCTCAAATGTGCTGCCACTGCCATCGGTGCCTGAAATAAAGCCGCGCATGGTCGAGCCACTAATGGCAAAGTTTACTGGGTTTATATTCACCCCAAAGATTAAGTTAAGCGCCACCCCCAACACATATGGGGCGTTGTTAGGATCCTGCGCACCGAGATTCCCCACGGTCGCACCCCACATGGTCGAATCACCTCCACAATAAATCTTCGGCAAAATTCCCTTTTTAATTTGGTTCTCCCACTGGGCGCAGCGGTATACTTCACGGTTTTTTAGCAGGGTTAATTCGCTGTTCAGGCCTCCAATTTGTTGCGGTAAACCATCCACATTGCGCAAATCTTCCACCACATCGGCGGCGGTGATGCGTGCCAGTTTAAACACATAATGATTGCGGCCATTGACGTCGATATAGTCGTCCATTTCGGTATTGGTTACTGTAAAGGTGGTATGGCCTTTCCAAATGCTGTCACTGGTGCCGTCGAACCACGCATCCACGTAAACAAACTGCGGATAGCTGCTTAAGGTGAGGATGTGATCGGCGGCCAGTTCAACGCGCAGGCCTGATACATAACCCGCGCCAGCGGTCACTTTAAAGGTGTTGAGTGTGGAGCGTGGCACCACTTTAAAACCGTCGCCAATAAACCAGTCTTTGCCGTTCATATCGGCGGCCAGTTGGCGTGTCAGTTCGTCCATGCCATCCAGGCGGGCAGTAAAATCCAATTGCCATGTTTCCGGGTCGACGTTGATGCCGGTCAGTTCTGCAATGCCGCTGTACTCAATGCCAAAGTTGCGATTCAGTGTGTTACCTGCAACACCTGGCGCTGTAACCGTTTTTGTCACCGTTGGAACATGCTGTATAGCTACCAACGTCTGGTTAACACTGGAATACAGCCCCAGCCAGTTGAATTCGAAAGGACCTGTTGTTGAGCTCAGCACTGTTGAATAAACCACTATGTTGTCGCTGATGCGGCCATACTGCTGCACCTGTTGCTGATGCACCTGCTGGGCTACTGGCGGCACTCCTTCATCGCGGTCAATCGGTGCCGCCGGATCTTGCCCAGGTACATTGGCAAAGATAAAGGTATCGATATCCAGCTGTTCGTTGGCCTGCGCTTTACGCGCCATCAATGCTTCGCCTGCTTTAGTGATTACGGTTGCCATCTATTGCCCCTGTTCATTGCTGTTTCAGCTTGGCGATTACCAGCTGAGAGTCGTTATCCATTACAGCCAACCCCATGGTTGGCCTTGCGTTATCTGAAAGTCTTGCGATTACCACTTGCCCGTCAGCATCAAAAGCGCCCGGCGGCGCTATCAGTGGCATTTGTGCAATGGTTGAGTACTGGTAGCGCCTGGTAGTGCGGCCATACTGGCGACAGATGTAATTGATCAGGTCCTGTTTTGGGCCTACGTCTTCATCCAGCAGTTGCAGCACCACCACATCCCAGTCAACCGGGTCAATACGTTCATCAATGGTGATGTGCTGCATCCCAAGCTTTGCAAACATGTCTTCCCATCCGGTACGCTGCCGGCGCCTTTGGCAAATGGCAAGGCGTACTTCACCCTTGTGCGGTACATCTGTTCCGATTCACTCGGTATCCGCTCTATATCCCGCTCCCATGCCAGTAAGTGAACCAGTTCAAGTTCTGCGGTCATGGGGTCAAGTTGGCGTGCCGGGAATGCCAAAGCATCTTCAACCCGTTGCCAAAAGCGGATAGCCGCGCGGCGCAGCTTGTCGAGCTCGCTGCCCGTTCTGGCCAACCAGTAGGGCATTTTGGTGAGTGTGTCGGCGATATCACGCCAGTTCACGGCACTCATGCTGCGGCCCCGTTGTCAATGGTGAGCGTGCCGATGCGCGGTACATTCATGGCTGACTGGATATCCAGCTGTCGCCACTCCAAGGATTCAATTCCGGCAAACTCGCGGTGCAGCTCTTGGCCCAGGCGCGAGAAGCTAAAGCGGCTGGCCGGTTCGGTGCGGGTGGCTTTGTCGCTGTAATCGCTGTTTTCGCGGAAAGCACAGCGGATAAAGTTGTCTATGCTGGCCAGCATGGCGGTGACTTCGCTTTCAAGCAGCTCCGGCTGCGGGTATACCGTCAGGCCAATGTCATGCTCTACCCCTGGCATTGCCATCACCTGAAGGTCGTCACCATGGCCATGGAAGCCTTTATTCATTACGTACTGATTCAAGTCCTGCAGCATAGTCGCGATGGTTCGCCGGTATCCAGCAAGATGTAGGCATTGGCAGTGCCCGGCCCGCGCGGGGCATCGTGTTCAAAAAATACGTTGTCGGCGTTGATGCCAGCGCGTTCGGTAAGCATGGCGCGATAAACGGCATCAATATGCAAGGAGCTGCTGCGGTAAAGGCGTTGCGGGTGCGCTGTTTCAGCTCTTCATTGCTTTCTTTGTCGGCGCCCGGCTCGTCTATCCAGTCGCTGTCGTTTACCACGCTGCCAATGCCTTGCACTGCCTGCGGCAGGATATGGAAATATCCCCCCGGCGAGGTTATAAGCGGCCCCCGGCTGCTCAGCTTGTACCTGTACCAGTACACTGGGCGCGTTGGTGGGCAATATGCTGTCGTCTATGGTTATCACCCGGTAAACCGTGCCATTGATTGGGTCGGTTTGGATAACGGTGCCTGCCGGGATCAATAACCCTGGGCCACTGCCAGCCGCGCGGTTAAAGCGGATTTTGCCGAGCAGCTTGCTTTCTGCTTTGCGGTTGAGGTTGTGCTCCCATGCCTTGGTCTCAATAAAGGCATCATCATCGGCGGTCATCAAAAACAGGTTCGGCAGTATCTTGGCGATCAATACCCGGTTGATAATCCACACCACCGGCTTGATGATAATCGCGGTGATCAAGCGCCAGAACGGTGAATAGGGCGAGTCGTTGTTAATGATGCTGCCCTCGGCTTCAACGTCCTGTTTGAAGAGTTCTTTCCAGGCGTCTTCGGTTGTTGGTATGCCCGCCGATTCCACTATTTTTTTAAAATCCGGTGTTGCCATATCATGATCCTGTTGTCGGCGCGGCTGTCAGCTGCGATGAAATTGGGCCAAAGTCGATGGTGTCGGCAAATACCCACCAGGTGCCGTTTTGCACTTGTTCAACACGCACGGTTCCCGGCATCACTCTGGTGTCGTCTTCAACCAACAGTTTGATGCGGGTCTGGGTGTCGGCCGTCACGCCGGTGCCCCTGTCGGCAATCAGCAGGTGAGCCAGCCCGGTTTCCAAAATGGCGTGCACTATGTCCTGAGCTATTACGGCGCGGTCGGTGAGGTATGCCGGGTTGTTGCCCGCATCCAGCACCAAGTCGCCATTGGCTATGTGTAAATCCCGATACAGGCTCATGAGCGCATCTCCACATAGCTGACGAAGTCGAAGTTAGGATCCGGGTTTTGGATGATGACATCGCCAAAGGTGGTGGTTTTGCTGCTGGCGTTGCTCATCTGTTGGATTAGCCCGCCGCGAGGAATGTTGGCTTTGGTTGGGGCTATGGCGTCTACCTTTGGCATGGCCGGGGCGCTTGATGTGCTTTCTGAATCGCCTTTGAACCAGCCAATCACATCATTTACCGTGGAGTACACAGCACCACCAAATTTCAGCGCCATGCCTATGGCATCGGCAAACAAACCGATAATCCATGCCAAGGCCCTCCCCATCATGGTCAGGTTGATGGCTATCCCTTTCAGCAATACTCCACCCACAAACTGCAACACGGGAGACATGTTTTGCAGCAGTTCCATCATTGGTTCAACGGCGCCGAGCCAGTCGTCTTTCAGCCCGCCGAGAATGGCGCTGATATCGTCAATAAATGCCAGCAAGCCATCGCCCCAGCCGGTACCGCTTAACATGCTGCGCAGTTCGTCTGCGTAGGCAATGCCAAAGCCTATGGCGGCCACCAGACCAATCACTGCGGCGGTTACCAGCACAATCGGGCTGGCCAGAATGTTGAAGATCCCCACCACGACGGTGAGGGCGCCAAACGCGGCGACCAACCCGGCCACCACCAATGCGGTATAGCCCAGCAGCTTGGTCAGGTTGGGAAACATCTGGGTAAACCAGATCACATCTTTGCCCAGGTCGGCAATTTTGCCCATGAACCCATTCACCGTCGGCAGAATGGCGCTACCGAAGGCGGCGCGCACTACGTACCAGCTTTGGGTCAAGCGCTCGGTCTGGTCGGTCATGGCCGCAGCCATCTGCTCGGCCTGTTCCATGCCGGTGACTTTGCCCAGCATATTAATGCTGTCGGCCAAGCCGTTGACATCGGCCAGCAGGAGCTTGATGGTTGCCACCGCCTCTTGCGAACCAAATGCCCTGGCAAGCGCGTCACTTTCGGTAACGTCCAGCACATCGCCATATTTCCCCCTGATGCGGTTCAGAATATCGACCATGGGCAACAGGCGGTTATTGGAGTCGGTAAACTTCAGCCCGAGCGCGTCCTGGGCTTTGCCAACCCCTGCCAGAAATGCTTTGTACTTGGTACCTGACTCACTGCCCCCCATAGTGGCTTGCAGGGTGCCAAGAATGGCCATTTGTTCATTCATGGCCACACCTGCCGAGGTTGCCTCTGCACCTATGCCGGTAAAGGCGGCGCTCATTTGGGCACCTGTGGTTTTGAAGGCCTGCACAGCTGTAGCTGTCATGCCGGTGACCTGTTCCACCAGTTGCCCTGCCCCATTGCCAGCGCATCGTTTTTAAAGATGCCGTACATGGTGCCCATGTAGCTGGTGATGGTGGCAGCGTCGGCTTTGGTGGCTACCGCCAGCACGTTGGAAGCCAGGGTAAAGCGGCTGAGGTCGGCATCATTCAACCCGGCAATCGCAGATTGAATGTCATAGCTGGAGCGCACAAAGTCAGTGGCACTTTTGCCGTACTGCAGCGCAAAATCGTAGGATGTGCCAGCCAGCGATTTTAGGGCAGACTCCCTTACCCCGAGTGATTTCACTTCACCCAGAGCACGGTCCATTTCAATGGCCGGCATCAGTGCCTGATGGATACCCAGCGCCGAGGCGGCAATGCCACCGATACCGGATGCCATTTGCATGGTGCCGCGCTGATAGTCAGCCGCCAGACCATTAAACGCATGGCTGATCTTGGCGATCGGCTTGGTTATCTGGTCTATCAAACCAACTGTAAACATCAGTGGTTGCGGCAGGCTCATGGGCTCCCCTTATTTTCCGCTAAAGGCCCTCGCGACTGCGTTGGCCATAATGGTTTCTTGCTCTTCACGCTGGCGCTGATACAGCCAGCTGGCACGGGCAAGGCTTTGTTCGCTGTCGTCTTCATGCGGCAGCAGGTGACGGCGCAGGATTAGCAGTTGCTCAATGCCATTGCCGTCAATAGCCTGTACCCGCGCGGTTATTTTTTACGCTGATTTCAACCATTGGCGCGAAGTCCTGCGCCAGTTTTGCCGCCAGTTGCACTTCCAGCCCCGGGTGTTGCTCAAGCAGCTTTTTAAGCGGCTCTTTGCCTTCGTCGCTGACGGTTCTTACAGCCAGGTTGTGGGCCGGAGCGACTTTGTTGTCCGGCATCACTTCATTGATGTAGTTGTTGTAATCCGCCGTGGTCATGTTGAAGCTGATATCCATGCCGGCGATTATCAGGGTGATGGTCTTTTTCATGCTGCTTTGTCCTTTATGTCGGTTCTGAGTTGTTCAAACTGTTTGTCCATGTGGCGCTCTAGCCGCTCCACCATGTTGCGCATATCGTCTTTGGTGGCGTAGTTCTCGGCGACATGTGTTTTGTGATCTGCCAACTCCTGACGGGTGGCGTTGTTTGTGCTGTTCAGGTAACTAAGCAGCGGCAACGCTACGGTGATCACGATGCTGATAATTGCCGCTATGGCCACAATCCAGTTGGTCACTTCCATGGCATCCCCTCTTTGAGCTTGCCAAGGAGCTTGTCCTTTTCTGTCGACTCCTTGGTGGAGCTCACCCAGTAGGTGACGGCGGCCGCCACCAGTGTGAACAGGTTGCCCACTAGATACACAATCAGGTCGCGGCTGCCTTCCGGTGGCGCACCGTAAAACAGTGCCCCCAGCACCATGGCGAAGATCCCCAACAAGCTCATGGTCAGGGTTGATGGCATCCAGTGGTCTTTGTGCTGGGTTCTAGCCTGCTGCCTGTCGGTCAACTCGGCCTTGTATTGCTCAAGGTCCAGCTTTTGCAGCTCGATGTGCGCCTGGCGGATTTGCTCTCGCTCCTCATGGGCCCACTGCTGCAACTTCAGCGCCGCGTCCGGATCGGCCTTCAGCTTTGCGGCCACCGCCTCCGGGCTGTTGTCGCTGCCAATGGCCCCGGCAATCTGGCTACCGATACTTACTGCAAGGCCAACCGGCCCACCCAGCAAGGGGGCTACTGCACCTGCTACGGTTCCTACGGTTCCAGCAATGTCTTTCCAATTCATGTTATGCCCCTATCAGTTTCAGGTAGTTGGCTTCTTTACTCCTGCGCCCCGGGTAACGGTCGCCGAAGTGTTCCAGTTCATGCACCATGGCTTGCCAGTCGGCACTGATGGCCGTTTGCCAGAACTTCGGGCAGCGCCTGGCGAGGTCGCCATATTGGAATGCCACTGAGGCGATTACGGTTTGCGCCTGCTCCGGAAGGTCGGCAAACTCCCTGGGCGCGGCAGCGTTGTAGCGGCGTTGCAACTTGGCAATGGCTTCTGACTTGATGCACAGATCAATGTGCTCGGCTTCGTCTTCTGTCAGTTGCAATGGCGCCCTTGCTAACACTGCAACGGCATCCATGCCCTTTAGCCCTGCGTATTGGCTCAGCTTATGAGCCAAACTCACCGGAAACAGGCGATGCAGCTCTGCACTTGAACGCTGGCCCAAGTCAAAACCTGTGGCGACTGTTACCCCAGAGCGGGAATGTTCCGGATCCGGAACGTAGCCACGGGTTATGCGGCCGCCCTCCAGTCCCGAGATAAAGCCGAAATTTACTTTTGTGTTCATCGCTCACTCCACGCTTTGCACGGTACGCACAGCGTTACCCCTGGTATTGCTGTGCGTCTGGCATCCGGTATCGGGTCGCCGCATTCCAGGCAGTGGCTGCGACTGGCGGCGGTACCACACAGTCGGCGCCGTCTTTGCTCGAGTACCTGTTCCTGTCGCTCCTGCTGCCTGACAACAAAATCCGCATCATCCATTACGCCGCCCGCTTACTGAGGGATGTTTTCAATTTCATCCGGCCGCAGATACGGCACGCCGTCGATGCGAACAAAGTCCGGGTCGGTTACGTCAAACGGCACTTTGAAGGTGCTCGCCTGGCCGCCTTTTTTGTCGATATCCAGCAGGTCACTGAGTTTGAGGCGGCAACCAAATGCCTCTACTTTCAGTTCGTCCTTGGCGGTTTTGCCGTAAAAGAGGATGTCGAACGGTTCCATGCCACGCCAGCTACCGGCGCGGGAAGCCTGTTCACGGATCAGCTTGAAGTTGCTGGCGTTCACAACCAGTTCACCGGATGCTGATACATCGCCGTCCACATAGCCGTCAGGGACACCGCTGGTTTGCTTACGCCAGAGTTGTCTGTAATGGTCAGGGTGCAGGTGTCAACGTGGATCAGCATGTCGCCTAGGTTGACGTTAAAATTCATTCCCGATAAACGCATGATGTTCCCCTTAAAGCGTATAGCGCAGATCCAGCGCGATGTTGACTGTGATTGACTTGGGCGAGTTGTACGGCCGCACCACCATGTAAATCACCACGGCATACTTGCTGGGCCACTCGATAGTGATATCGCCCTCTTTGGGTGGCTCGATATCGCCTGGAAATTGGATCCCCAATATGGTGTAGCTTTTGCTCATTTGCCGCAGTGGGCGCATGAAGTAGCTTTGTTCATCTCAATGCTGTTGGGGGTTGAATTGAGTACCCGGTCTGCGACCCGGCGAACGGCGAGGATCCGCACCTGGCGACTGGCTTTATGCACCACCCGCAAGTTTTCCAATACCTGATAGTCGCCGCCGACGGCGTCCAGAGTGCTGGCGTCTGTCCAATATGTGCCCTCAAAGTCCGGATACCATTGCGGCAGGCTGTAGCGGGCATTGGCCAGTGTTTCAATGGTGGCCAGGCTCAGCGGTTCGCTGTTGATATCGCTGGGGGCAGACCCCAGCCCCAACACCGACCCTGTGGCGGTGCGCATTGGGCTGTCGGCAATGGACACGCCGCGGTTACACAACCGCCCAGCCAGTACCCCGGCGTTGTTGCCGTGCAACTGTGGCACAGGCACAACCAAATGGGCCGCCAGTCCATCCTGCAGAGTTGCCATTTCCGCTTCATATTGCGCCCACGTTTGGGCGGCATCATCTATGCCCGGCACGGCTACCAGTGCCCAGCACCAGCGCCCCAGTTTGGCGGTCAGGCCGTAGCAATGATCATGGATGGCGCTCAGTGACTCGGGCGTGTTTTGCACATCGCAGATCACCACGCTTCAAAGCTTTGCACCTCATTGGCGCGATCAATGGCATCGAACAGGGTTTCAGCCTCTGCCAATGGGTAAACGGCTGCTGTCCAGTTTTGACCGGCATTCAATTGCGCTGCCAGCAACTGGGCGCGCAATGCGCTGTCGGCAAACTGCTCGGTGATATCGGTTTGCGCGTTGACGCTGTAAAGCTGGCTTTCTTCGTCAACGCTGCCAGCACGGCCGATAAACAGCAGATGCCGCTCAATTTCAGTTATCGGGCCTTGCCCTAAATTCAGGTTGTTGACCTGCACCTTGCCTGTGGCCATGTGTGTTACCCCGTTTGTTGAATGATTTTCAGCAGCTGGCGCTGCACGTTTTCAGTTGTGTCGCCCAGAAATTCCCGTGCAGGCACAGGGATGTTCCAGCGCTGTTTGCGTTGGCTGTCACGCATGGCCCGTAAAATGACCCCTGCCTGGCCTACGCTGAGCCGCTGCTGGATTTCGTTGAGTGATGCCCGGCGCCAGCCGCATTTTGCCTTGCGTACTTTGTAACCTTCAGCGGCCAGAGCTTTGGCCTGTGAACGGCTGGCCGGGGCGTCATAGTCCGGCTGGCCATGAATACGGCGCATTTTTGATGCTGTCATGACCTCGGCGCCGCCTTCCTGCTGCAAGGCAGCAATGCGGCCGGTGAGCGTTTGGCGGTGTTTCAGCTCCAGGCGTGATGCGTGCTTGACGTATGGTTCAAGCGTTTTGCCAAGCGTTTGAGCATTCGCTGTTTCTTGCCGTTGCTGCGTGGCTCGAATGGTTCACCGCTGACGGTTTGCTGGCGCCTAATCCTTGCCCTTGCCTGGGCCCGTTCGTGGCGGCCCAAGGTTTTGAGGATGCGGATGCGTTTTTTGGGCGGCATGGCCAACAGTGTCAGCTGTAACTTGGCATTCAGTGCCTGGCGCTTGTTGGGGGTAATGCTCAGTGTCATGCTGCCCCCTTGTTGCGAATGTCTACCGACTCGGCAGTGTTGGTTTCAGCTACGGCAACCCGGTAGCGGTTGCCCATAAACAGGATTGGCCCGAGTTCGTCCTGAACCAGTTCAATGTCGTCTATCAGTTCAACGTCAATCAGCACTGTGGTGTTGTCTTTGCTGATAGGGTCGATATCAAAATCAGGATCTGCCAGGCCGTAAGTGTCGCGCTCCGGGTTGTGTTCAATCAGCCAGGCGGCAACCATTGCCAGCAGGTTGTACGGGTCTATTCGCCGATGTGGCAAGCGTTCAATCGCGATAACGGCTGTGTATTTCCACTTGCCAATCAGGAAGCTGCCCAAGCCGAGATCTTCACCACTAATGATGAGTTGGCCACGCTCTTGCCAGGCGTCAATATCGTTGGCTTTTACCGCCGGTGCCAGTGAGGTGGCGAGGTACTGGCACAGCTGCTGCAATTTGGTTTGTTGCTGGCTCATAATGCATGCACCCCAGAGCGGCCCAGCCCCAGCAACAAGCGGATGGCGCGGTTTGATTGCCCCAAAATAGCGTCTTGCTGCTCTGTGTCTGTGGCTTTGTTGTTGCCCGCTTCGCGCTGGTCAACGGCAGAAAAATAGCCCAGCAGGTCGGCATGACTACGGGCATAAACTGCGCCGCGATATACCGATTGCTGCTGTTCGGATAGTTCCGCAAATGGCAATCCGCTGGCCGGATCGATTGCCACGGCAAATGGGACATCCCTGTCAGCACTGTGCGCGTATTCAATCAGTTGCTGCTGCACTTCCATGGCGCTGCGGGTGAGCGAGTCGGCCAATGCCTGCTCTTCAAAAAACTCAGGGATACGGCGATGCTGGCGAAACAGCGCAGTAGACAGCGTGGGCCATTGGCTCTGCTCATCCACTTCTATCGGTTCCTGTGTTGCACCTGTATAACCAAAGCTCATGTTGCTCACTCTTGTTTGGGTTCAGAGCCGTTGCATTCACAGCGGGTTTTACCGTCGCCGGTTAATCGCTCCTGCAGGGCTCTGGAGGGTGTGGGAGTCGTTCCCGTTATGCGTCTGCCGGTTGGCCCTTGTAGGCTTCCAGTGCCCGCAGGCGCATGGCTATTTGGTTGCGTATGGTTTTTACCTGGGCGTTGCGGTAAATCAGCGCCGCCTGCTCCAGTAGTTGATCAGCTTGTTCAAGCTGCGCCGCATCGCCGACGGTCGAGGGTTTGACTGTGCCGTCAGTGCTCTGATAAGCGCCAGCCCGGCGTGTTTGTAATACAGGGCCGTGACAGGTTCCGGCAGCCTCCACTCGCTTTTGACCTTTGCAAATACCTGGCTGAAATAAGGCTCCAGGCTATGGCCGTTTTCAGCTTGAATTTGAGCCCAATCCAGCACAGTGCCAGCCACAAACGTTGGCCAGGTGCGTTTAATGCGCTCCGGCGTTGGCTGGCCCAGTTCAATGGCGCGAAACGCGAAACGCAGAGCACTGTCATAGTCGCCAACATCAAACAGCCACACAGTGCAATGAGCAAATACAGGATGGTCATACGGTTGTGTCTCCCCGTTGGTTATCTTGCTGAGGTAGTCGTCAACTACCGGCAGCCACTTTGGCAGCAGTTTGTCGCGTTTCATGGCGACCTTGTCTGCCCGGCGTTCCAGTCGTTTCAGCGCTTGCAGATCGGCATCCAGCTCCAGCAGTTGCAGGTGCAGGCTTGGAAGCTGCTCTGCGGCGCCTGCGGTTACTTTTTCGAGCTGGCTTTTGGCTTGGTGCCGCTCTTTGAACGCGAGGATTTTGGCGCCGTGGCTGAAGGCTTTTTTGCCTCGGTTACCACATCTGTTACCACATCTTTCAGATCGGCGGCTGCCTGGCTGACTTCGACGGCAGCATTACTGATTTCAGCCGCTGATTCCCCAGCTTCGGATGAGGCTTCTTTCAGCTCGTCAACCGATACCCCGGCTTTGTCCATTTCATCCTTGAGCGCGGCGGCCTTGGCTTGTGCGTCGTTTATCTGGAATGCGGTCATGTCGGATCTGCCCAGGTCAAAACCTATGCTCACCTTGGCCAAGGCATCGGCCTGTTGCTTAGCTTCTTGCTCGGCTTTGGCCTGTTGGCGCTTTTTAAAATCAGCAATTAAACCCATGGTCATGTCTCCGGTTGCATGTTGGGTAAAGGCGCCCCCTGTTCAGGGGCGCCGTTTGAGGTTTAGGCTGCCGGTGCCGCACCTATGGTCAGGTTGGCTTCATCAACAGCGGCGTAGGCCTCGTCGTATTCCACGGCATAGCTTCATATCGCCAGTACTTATCCTCGTACTGTTTGCGGTCTTCGATGTTTTCCGACTTGCGGCTGCGAGTGCCCTTCTGGGTGTAACAGTGCAGGTTGGTCGGAATGGTCAAGACAATGCGCTTGCCCGGGAAGAACGGCGGGATCACAGCCGGCACACCACCAATGGTTTTTTCCAGCATCTGGGCAGCAATCTGCTCGCTGGGCTTGTTGGCTTGGTTCATCAGGCGGCTTTGAGCTGCGGCTACCAGGTCTGAGCCGATCAGAACGCGCAGGCGTGGGTCATCACGTACTGACGGATGCAGCAACGCTTTGAGTTCCATCACAATGGCGTCCAGGGTGCGGTATTCTCCGGCTTTAGGCACAGTGTCAGTGGGCAGATCCGGGTTGAAGTAAATGGCATCCGTGACAATCTGCTCGGGTGAGCGGTCTTTCACAATCTTGTGCCAACCGATGTTGACATCCTGTCCCAGTGGATTGCCCACAGGGTCGGTGTCGGCAGCGAAGCTGGTGCCGTTAAAACCCACACGCAGGATATCGAGGGCAAAGCGTTTGGTGGCGTTCTGGCTCATGCGGCGCATGAATTCGCCTTGCGACCCGGCATTGGCCCAAGTCGCCAAAGTGGCCCAGGGTACGGCGGCGCAGGAGTCGGTTTCGCGCAGCTCGTAGGTGTTGCCGTCCACGCCTTGGGTGGTCGTAAAGCGGCCGCCACTCTTGCGGCCGGTGGCGATATCGTAGTTACCTACGTTAACTACTTGGCCTTTGATTTGGTCAACATCGGTACGTAGATCAGTTTCAGGAATTCAACCGAATCCAGCATGGCGTCACGCAAACGGGTTTCCATGGGGCCGGTAACGGCAAACTGGTTTGACGGGTTTGTCACTCCGTAGCCTTCGCTGATATTGGCGCTGTAGGCTGCAATACAGGCAAGGGCAATTGCACTCAGGTTCATAATGGTCTCTCTCTTAAAGAATGAATGTCGCCGCGCGGTTTACACTGCGCGGAATGTGCTGCCTTGGCCTTCCGGGTCTGGCTCTTGCCCCGGCACTTCTTGCTTCAGTGCATTGAAGTCTTCCGTCAGCTTGGTTTGATTGCTGGCGATAGCGTCAATCTTGCTGATCACGCTGTTGAACTGCTCTTCGGTGATACCGGTGCCAGGTACTTGGGTGGTTTTGTCCTTGCCGTCATCCACTGTGGTTTGCTGATCGTCAGTGGGCTTTTTGCTGAACTCGGCAAACTTGCCTTCCAGTGCGTTTTGCGCTGAGGCAATGCCGTCTATTTTGCCCATCAGGGCGTCATACTGTTCTTGGTCCATTGTGGTTTCCTTGGTGGGAGTTTTGGCCTCTTCCGGCGCTGCTGGCGTTGAAAAGAAGTTTTTCAATAAGTTGAACAGGCCCTGTTCTGATGGGGCAGCGCTGCTCAAAAATCTTTGGGGTCGAGGGTTTCCAGGCCGCTGTATTCGCAATCATGCAATGTTTCACCGATTGAGAATTTCAGGCGGGTGGTGCCGGTTGACGCGGGGGAGTCGGTCACGGCCAGGCCCATCAGGTAACACTTGCCCAACCCCTTGTAATCCGGGTTTGGCTCAATACTGGTAAACAGCTTTTGGTCTTCCTTGTTGGCGGCCAGTAGCAAATCATTGGCGCGCAGCTTGGCAAACAGGCGGGTTTTTCCGTCTTGTTTGGCGGCTTTGAGTTCCAGCACTTCGCCCCAGTTTTTGCCCTCAAAAGGCCCCCAGGATGAACGGAAATGCTCAGGCCAGATCAGCGCGGTATATTCATCTGGCGAATATTGGGCCGCCATGTCTTCAATCCACTGTTTGCTGATAGTGCGGCCGTCTATGGTGGCGCCTTCGGTGGCAACTCTTACCCAGCCTGTTTCTTTTGGCATGTGTTCTGTCCGGTTGATGATGGTCGGTGTAGACCCATTGCTGCGGGCAGAATAACGGCACAAATCTATGGCGGCACCTGCTTAGGTTCCGGCGAATTCGGATATGGGGTGTAATCAGAATTGCGCGGAAATTTAGTCAGTTATGAGGGTGTTTTCGGCGGGTAGACTGGGGCCACGTTTGAATCAATGTGACCCTGATGGCCTATTCTCCTGAAATTCGCGAGGCGGCAAAACGCCTGTATTTGCGGCGCTGGTCGCCGGACGAGATCCGCGCTGAGCTGAACTTGCCCGCTGCCCGTATCGTTTACTACTGGGCCGACAAATACTGTTGGCGCGATATGCTGCGCGAGGAAGAAGTAGACGAGGCGATTGCCAGGCGTATTGTGCTGCTGGCTGATATCAGCGACAAAACCGGCAATCAAATTAAAGAGCTGGACATGCTGATTGAAAAGCATGTGAAGCTGAAGAAGCTGCGGGCAGAGGCGGAAAAGAAGCAAGTTGCAGCTGCAACAGTCAAACACGACTCCGGGCCGATAACCGCAGCAATGGCGGCGACGGTTCGCGCGCCAGGAAGGGGCGCAGGCGCAAGAATGATGTCAGCCATCTTACCGCTGACGACTTTGCCGCCTGGCATGACACCCTGTTTGAGTACCAAGAAACCATGCATGCGAATCTGCATCAGCGCATTCGCAACATTCTCAAGTCGCGCCAGATTGGAGCCACCTATTACTTTGCCGGTGAAGCGTTCGAGCAGGCCACGCTGACCGGGGATCCGCAAATATTCCTGTCGGCCAGCCGCGCCCAGGCCGAGGTGTTCCGTTCTTATATCGTGGCCATTGCCCAGGAGTTTTTTGAAATTGAGCTCACCGGTAACCCGATTGTGCTGCATACCGCCCACGGCGATGCCGAGTTGCGTTTTTTGTCCAACAACTCCAAGACTGCGCAGTCATACCATGGCCATGTGTACATTGATGAATACTTCTGGATTGGCAAGTTTAACGAGCTCAACAAGCTGGCATCGGCAATGGCCACCCACAAGAAGTGGCGCAAGACCTACTTTTCAACCCCATCCAGTAAGGAACATCAAGCCTATCCGTTCTGGACCGGCGATCACTGGCGCAGGGCAAAGCCGAGCGGGAAGCAGTGGAGTTTCCGCCATTCGATGATCTGCGCGATGGCGGCCGGCTGTGTCCTGACAGGCAGTGGCGTTACGTGGTTACGATTGAGGATGCCGCGGCCGGTGGTTGTGACCTGTTTGATATTGACGAGCTGCGCGATGAATACAACGACCAGGACTTCAACAACCTGTTTATGTGCATGTTTGTTGATAGTGCCGATGCGATATTCAAATTCAGCGACCTGGAGCGCTGCGCGGTAGATGCTGCCCACTGGAGTGATTTCAAGCCGAAACAGCCGCAACCCTTCGGCAATGGTGAAGTTTGGTTGGGCTATGACCCCAGCCGCACCCGCGACAATGCCACGCTGGCCGTGGTGGCACCGCCCAAGATAGCCGGTGAGATGTTCCGCATTCTGGAAAAACACCACTGGCGCGGCTGAACTTTCAGCACCATGTAGCCGAGATCCAAAAGGTGTTTTCACGCTACCGGGTAACCTATATCGGGGTAGATACCACGGGGATCGGCGCCGGGGTATTTGACCTGATCAGCTCGCTGTATCCCCGTGATGCCCACGCCATTCACTACAGTGTGACCAGTAAAACCCGATTGGTGCTGAAGATGATTGAACTTATCGAAGGCCACCGCCTGAGCTGGGATGCCGAGCACAAAGATATTGCCATGAGTTGCCTTGCCATTCGGCGCACCAGTACCGGCAGCGGTAACGCGATTACCTTTCAGGCCGGACGCGACAACGCCACCGGCCATGCCGATATCTTCTTTGCGATTGCCCATGCGGTGATCAATGAACCCCTTAACCATTCTCACAAAGGAAAATCAACATGGCTCTCGCCGCGTAAAATCCAAAGGCCGCCGCTTTCATCAACAGCCAGCGGCCCCTGACAGCCAGCGTGACAATGGCACTGTGGTGTTTTCATTGCCGGAAACTATGGATCCGAATCAGTGGCTAACCGATTACGACAGCCTGTGGTTTGACGAAAACAACGGCTATTGGGAGCACCTGTTGACCGGCAGCTGCTGGCGAAACTGCCGAGGAAAAATGCCCAGCACGGCGGTATTATCCAGAGCCGCGCCAATATGGCGGCGGCCCGTTATCAAGGCGGCGGTATGACGGCGCAGGAGGTCAAGGCGGCATTTTTGAACCACATTACCTTTGGCGATGTGGCGCTTTTGAAGATCCGCGACGGTTTCGGGCGGGTGCTGCGGCTGTTCCCGCTGCCGAGTTATCGTACTCGAGTCAGCCGTGACGGCGGCGCCGTGGTGCTTGAAGCAAATAACGAGAAACGGGTTTACAAGGCGCGCAATATTATTTGGGTGCGCCAGTATGACACGGTTCAGCAAGTATACGGCTGCCCCGACTACTTGGGCGGCTTGCAGGCGGCACTGCTAAATGAAGATGCCACCATGTTCCGCCGTAAATACTACATCAACGGCGCGCACATGGGCTTTATCATGTATGCCACGGATCCCAACCTTGACCCGGAAACCGAGGATGAGCTAAAACAGAAGATTCAGGACAGCAAAGGGGTGGGTAACTTCCGCTCACTGTTTGTGAATATTCCCAACGGCAAAGAGAAAGGGATTCAAATCATCCCGGTTGGTAACTTCGAGTCGAAAGATGAGTTTATGAACGTGAAAAACGTCAGCGCCAGGATGTGCTTAACGCTCACCGTTTCCCGCCCGGTTTGGCCGGGATTATCCCCAGCAACACGGCCGGCTTCGGTAACCCGCAAACCTATGAAGAGGTGTATTTCCGCACCGAAACCAAGGCGCTGTTAATGGAAATGCGCGACGCGGTTGATAGGGATCCCGAGGTGCCGCAGGCGGTTAAACTGAAGTTTGATTTGCAAGAAGGTGGCAGCACTGTTTAAAAAAACAGTACCCTGGCGTAAACTGTTGCATTAGTGCTTGTTTCGATGGGGAGATCGGAATGCGGGTAATGTGTCCAACCTGTGGCCAACGTGCCAGGATCAGCAAAACCAATCGTTTGTCATTGGTGCATGCTGATTTGTATTGTAGCTGCACCGATGCAGAGTGTGGCCATACTTTTGTGGTTAATCTCAGTTTCAGCCACACTCTAAGCCCCAGTTCCCGCTCTGCCAGTAATCTGGTCATTGAGTTGGTGAATGCCTTACCACCCGAGGCGCGCAAGCAGTTGCAACAGGAATTGCGGTTTTAAGTTCGCACCCTGCACAACCGTTTTTGACTATCGCCGCCATCAAGCTGATGGCGGTTTCTTTATCGTCCGCTGAAGCATTGCATTCAATTGCTCTTATGACTAAATCCATTTGCCTAATCAATATGCACATTTATACAACTCCTTAATTTAACAGCAAATCCTGTTACCGCATGCATGATAATATCCAAGTCTATTGTTTGAATTCGGCAAAAATAGTCCCTTTTGACCTATCCTTTAGGAAAAACTCTTCTTACTCAGCAGATTTGTGACGAATGACCATCAGCTTTGATCTGATTGGCCAACGGATTGGAAACCAACGGAAAAAAATGAAAATGACACAGACTCAACTCGCGGATACGGTTGGCGTCAGTAGCCGAACCATAGGCAAGATTGAGCGTGGCTATGATATGCGTCTCAGCGTGTTAATGGCGATTTCCGATGCGTTGGATATGCGCTTGCGTGATTTATTGGACTACAGCCCGCAGGAGCCGCTGGCGATTTTGAGCCAGGCAGACAAGCAGAAGATTTGCCGCCACCTGCAGGCCATTGCCGAGCTGCTGCCCGGCGAGTGTGATGGTTGATTATTTGGGGTATCCGGATTTTAAGGTTGATATGGGATTTTGAGATTGTCGCTAAACTCCAACCACCTACCAGCCGCCTTAAAAGACATTCAATGGCAAGCGCGGTCTGTTTGGTTATTGGTCTGTGGCCAAGTTCCAGATTCTGGATTTGTTTCGGCCCAGTCCAGCCAAGTAGCGCCGCCAGTTCGGCCTGAGAAAGGCCAAGCATCATCCTGGCCTGTTTTATATCTAAAGCGCTCACTCTTCGATCTCAATGCCTATTTTTTCAGCGTCTTCACGAGAAATAACAATGCCTTCAGCATGTTCGTAGTAACAGCTCAAGCCAGAATCAACCGGGTAAACAATCGGCATTTCATCTTCTTCAAATCGGCATACAGCCTCTCCATCCTCTGCCCATAAAACTCTTACGTTTCCATTCTCGTCGATGCGGCCAAAAATTTCGTTTTTCATCGTAATCACCTATCGCTTTGCAGTTCAGGCTTAGCACCTTGCCTCACCCTGTAACTACAGTATAAGAACATAGTTCTCACAATGCAAGAACTTTGTTCTCTTTTTCTTTGCGCTGATCAACCGCTAAATCCGGATACCCATTATTTGGATTTGATGTTTACCGGCATGATTGCGGTCTGAAAGCGCGCGTGTTTGGCTTAATGGGTATTAGCATGGCAGCCAGCACAGTGATCACTGACTGATCTAGCGGGGTAGCATCACGCAACACTCTGGTAGTACTACTGTGATAGTGCCAGTCTTCCATCAGCAGCTTTCCATCTTTAAGGCTGAGATCGCCCAGCTCTGAGGCTGAAAGCCCCAGTAACTGAGCCAGGCGCTCCCGGACAATGCGATCCTGCTCTGCCGGTGTGATAGTGACGGTGGTTAGCATGGTCGCGTTGATTTTCATGTGTTGCTCTCAATGCTAAGCAATGCAGACATAACGGCTTGTTTTTCCATTGGAGGCATTTTGGCAAATCTCTTTTCCCATCTATCTGCCTTGCGCTTTATTCGTTGTCGCTCAATGTAATTCTCTCCCGCATAGGTGTGATAGTGGACCTCGCCAGGCTGGAATGAACACCATACCGTTTCCGTTCGTACACCCCCTCTTGTCATCGCTTGAAAGTCTTTGCTGAACCAGCCTTCAAGCATTGAGTCGTATATGCTGTTTCTATAACCAGATATCATCACATTGACACCATCCATTACCGCCAGTCTTTTAATTACCCTCAGCAAACGTCGGTGATCACTATCTGTCAATTCGTGTTCATATCTGGCCTTGCTTGTTCTGGTTGAGTGCACATAAGGCGGATCAAGATAAATCAGTGTTCTTTCCAGTGTATTGAATTGGCTTTTCTGGTTATAGAGCTGTTCCAGCCATTCAATAGCGCAACAGTTTAAAACCTGCACAGGCAAAAATGACTTTCCTGCAGCACGGTTAAAAGCATCTATAGCACCTGGTGATTTTTCCAGGCCTATGTTTATTAACGCCGGGGCTTTTTTCCTCATTACTGCACCTGTCCCCAAGAATGCTTCTATGTATTTCACATGTGGCGGCATTAGATTAATAATCGCTTGGTACACCCCAGATCCGTTTTTGGCTCCAAGATAACTCTTAGCAGCTGACATAGTCACCCCCGACTGTTGTGTCCAGCACAGCCAAATATGGCTGTACTCGATAGAATTGTTGGCATTGGTACCGCAAAGACAGCGGCGTCTATTCGTGATTAATCTCGACTTTGAATTCAATCACCCTCGGCTCGAACGTTGACAAAGGCCGGTGCCCGGTTTCGATTGCGCTGAGCTGAGCAATGCTGAGCCCCAAGCGGTTGGCGGCCATTAGTAATGTTTCGCCACGCTGCACCCGTTCTTGTCTCAGGCGCTTGCCATCTTCAATCCACTGGGTCATTTCTTCCGGCACACTGCCGGTGCCGTTGCATCGGTAGCAATGGGTTTGGCCATAGTAGTGCTTGGATGAATCCAGCCCGGTGTTGACGAAGGCATTCACCACACCTTTGCCCTTGCAGTCGTTGCAAATCATGCTTCCCCCTGTTGTTGCTCTTTGGCCTTGCGGGCCGCCATTATGTTGTTGAGTACGGTGCGGCACTTTTCACGCTCACCAATCGGCAAGCGGTCGAGCCAGGCCAGTATTTGTTTGCGGTTGAAGCCATCCAACTTGGCCTTGCAGCGCTTCCAGCGTTCCAGGTGTTCACGGGTTTGCTGCTGGGACTGTTGGTAGCGTTCACGGTCTGCCGCCGGCATCAGGTTAAAAAGGTTCATCTTCTTCAATATCCTCCCAGAACTGTTGCTGTTGGTATTGGCGTTCGGCGTGTTGCTGCTGCCTGCGCTCGATGCGCTCAAGCTCGATAACGTCGGCCAGCTGCTCCAGTGCCAGGCGCTGGGTATCCGGGTTTGGCAACCCGGCTATCCATTGCTCTACATCACCGCCGTGTTGCAGCAGCTGCCATGCCTGTTCTCGCAGCTGTTTGCGCCAGTGTTGTTGGTGGTGTTTAACGGCAGCATCAAAGTGGCTGTCCATGGTGGACCAATCGTCTGCCCGTTCTGACTCGGCGACAGAGGCTTTGCTGACAAGCAGCATGTTGTCGCGCAGGCGGATTAAGACTCCGCCGCTATTGATAACCGAGCCATGGCGCAGTAGCGCGAGATCTTCAGGCTCCAACCCCAATTTGGCGGCTTCCTGTTCCAATTTGCCGATCCTTTTTTGATCTTTGGATCCTTGCGTACAGTTATTGTCAGAACTCCAAGGTGCGCGGCTGTCGCCGCTTGGCAAAGCGGTGTCGCCTTCATGCCCGAGGCCATATCTTGAGATTTGCCAACCTTCCAATCTGGTGTGTAATGGGGTGTGGCTTTCGCTTGAAAGCACGCCCATTATCTTGATCACATCCTCGCCGTATTGGTTGGCCTGCTCGCTAACGGTTTTGGCCAGTTGCACCGGGCGCAATTCTCTTGGGCAGAAGGCGCCGCCCATTACCTCGATATAACGCTGCCAGTTGCTGGTATCTGCTGCGCTGCGGGCATCCTCCAGAATGTCGTCCCAGTCGCATGGCTCCCGCAGGCGGCGCAGTTCGCGCCAAACTGTGACGCTGGGGCCGCCAATTTGCTGAAACTGCCTAATCCCCCAGGTGCTGGCCCAGGCGGTAACACCTTCTGCGCCATGGCTGCCGCTGGATTCTGCCTCCCAGTCATCAGCGACATAGGCACCATCAATGTTTTTGGCAATGTATTTGGCGATATAGCCGGTGGCGCTGCCCTTTTGTGGGTCAATGGTTTTGAAGTCGAAGCGCGGCCGGTAGCCGCTGAAGCGTGGGCGGCGTTTGCCTTTGGCCGGGGCCAAGTCGTGTTTGTCATGTTCCAGGGCATAGCTGCGCATAATTGACCGCAGCAGCCGCAGCTGTGATGGCTTCACAAATAACAGCAGGTGCCAGTGCGGCGTGCCGTCGTGGTGGGGCTCTACCACGCGAAAGCCAAAGAAGTCGACATCTTCCCGTGCCAGTTTGCTGCGGGTCTTGGCCCACTGCTGGCACAGATAAGCCTGGGTATCTTTGGGGTTGGCGCCCAGGTAATGACTATTGGCGTAACTGGGGCCTTTCTTTGATTTCTTCCAGCTGTGGAAACGTGACGGGGCGGTCCAGGTGTAGAACTCACCCACATAGCCGTTTTCTTCGGCATAGTCTTCAAAGCCGCGCATGCGTACCATGAGCTCGGCGCGGCGTACTTCCGGATTGGCCACGCTGGCGCCAACGGCATCAGCCAGCAGCAGTTCCAGCCCGTGGGTTTCGTTGATCACAAAATTGCTGTGGAGCCACGCTCCGGCAGCCTGTTTTCGCTGTTTGTATTCACGCAGGCTTTGGGCAGACACATAGGGCGAAACCCCGGCTCGTACCCGGCCGGTGATAATGGCGGCATGTTCCTGATAACGGCGCCAGCTTTTCTCCAGTTGCCTGCCCCACCACGCTTCGTCAACCAGCCTGGCAATGGCGGCAGCAATCATGTTGTACATGGTTGGATCCCGGTCAAACTGGCCGCAGCCTTTTTTGCTGTCGTAGTTTTTGAAGCTCGGCAGCACAGGGCAAAATCCCCACTGGTCGGCCGGTTGCTTAACTATGTTCAGCAGCTCTTTGGCATCGACCTGCTGCTGGCCAAACTGGGTGGCATTGTTCAGCAGGCGCTGGCAACGGTCGGCCCACTCGGTGGCAATGGCGGCGCGGCGTATTTCGGTGTTGATGTGCCAGATTGGCAGCGGAAACTGGGTCAACATTTCCTTGATGGCGGCAGAGCGGTCTCTCATCCACATGTTGGCGCTGCGCTCGTTCCGGCGCCAGCGGCCGATGTACTCGCGAAACATGGTCGCCGCAACATCATCCGGCAGTCGCTCAAGGTGACGCTGGGCATGTTTGAGGTCGTTTTGCGCTTTTGCGGTGGCAAAATGGCCGGGATACTCACCCCGGCCTGGCGCTCAAATTGCTGTAAATCCATCAGGCTGCCTGCTCGACTCCATCACTGAGCAAGTGGCTCAGCCGGAAGGATAGCGGTAAAGCGGTTACCTCTGTCATAGATAAACCAGCAATACTCACAGCTGTCTGAGCCGCCACCCACAAAGCGAGGTCTGGGGATGATGATCGGCGTTTTATCGGGAAAGCCGACCTGGGACCAAAACGGCACTCTGGTTTTACTGCCAAGAAAGTTAACCCGCTGCAAGTAAGCCATGGTGCCGTCTGGTGCCAGCTCTGACAGCGACTTGCGCATAAACTCCACGGTGAGGCTAAATGGCGGATTGGTAATGATCACGTCCATTTGCCCAAATGGCGTTTGCAGGTAGTCGATACCCTCGGCAATCTCGGCAAAGTGCTTTTGGCTGGCAGGTAAATCAATCTGGTTGAAGATAGCGCCCAGGCCTTTGCAGGGTTCCAGAAATTGATCCGTAGGCCTGAGTTGCAGTTTGTTCAGTAAGGCGCTGACTACGTTATCCGGTGTTGGGTAGAGCTCATTGGCTCTGACTTTTCCGTGAGTGCTGCTCATGACGGTCTCCTTTCTTGCCCGCAAGCTGGGCAACGCCAACTGCCGTATAAAATGGTTGTGCCCTGGCATGAGCACGTATTGGCAACGATTTGGGCACCCTGCTCGCGTGACCAGCAGGCTATGACCTCACCCTTGATAATGTGTTGAATTTCGGCCTCGGCTTCTTTGAATAACCCCGAGTCCAAAAACCGGATCACCTGTTGGCAATGGCTGCAACAACAGCGCTTGCCGCCACATTGACAAATGCTGTCGCGCTGCCGTAATCACAGGCATGGGCGACTTCTCTTTCGCTGCTGTAGGCTTTAACTTTCAGGCACCGATTGCACAGCGCCAGATGCTCTATCTTGGCCAATGTCATAGCGCCTCCTTCAACTCGTCAACGCTGATCCCCAGCTCTGCCGCTTGCCTTCTCAGTTCGTGAAGTTCCTCAATCCGCCTACGGGTAGCGTTTTGCTGACGCTTCTCCGCACTCACCTTGCGGCGTTGCCCAGGCTCGGCGAAACAGGCGGAAATGCTGATAACAGAGTTAAAAGAAGGCCGCAGATGCAGCCGTTTCATAATGTCAACGTGGCTCATGCTGCTGCTCCCTTACTTGAAATTCCTTTTAAGAATGCGTTTACCAGCTGCTGGCGCGTGTGCGTTCTGCCGTCGATTGATACAACCTGGACAGTGCGGCTAGGCATTGGAGTTACATTGCAGCCATAGCGCTTGGTTGTGCGGATGTTGTAGAGTTTTCCGGCAGCCAGCTCGGCGCTGATGCCGAGCTCTTTGCCAAGCTTGGCTGCTGTATATCTGCGCCCAGTTGTAAGCATGTGTTCGGCAGCTGATTGGGTGGTAATCATGCGTCACCCCCAGCTATTGACGAGATTTCACTATCTTTCCAATTCATCATCGCTGCATAAGCCTGGCATAGCTGACTTCTATGCTCAGAGAATGCGTTTTTGAATTGCAGATTGTCATTTGCCTCATTAAGCAGCGAATGAATGTGTTCTATGTGCTCGCGAGCTGTTAACAGATCCGCAGTTATCTCGCGGTTTTCCGTGCTTTTTTCCAGCAGTAAATTGCCAAGATTCAGCACTCGATTTTCAACCAGGTTTAATTTAGAAATCTCGAAATCAAGGGCAAAAGCCAACATTCTGGATTTACCAAGATCTATGCAATATGACCTGGCAATGCTTTTACGCCCATCTTCCCTAAACTGCTTCGCGGCTCTGGCTTGTGCTTTCCCAAATCTGATTTGCTGAGCCTTTAGCTCTTTGAGTAGCTCGATCAAATCCATATCAAGCCTCCGGGTTATTCAGTTGGTTAACATGCAGGCGGTTGCGCAGGGCTATCAGCCGAATGTGAATATCGCGCGCGACGGTTGGCGCAATTTGGCTGGCCACCTGCTCCAGTGATTCCAGTGCAGATTCAACGCAGTCGCGCCCGGCAGGGTGTGACAGAGTGAGGGTTTTGATTACCGCATTTGCCTCGTGGACAAGGGCTAGGGCCGGTGTTATGCTCATTTGTGTCGCCATAAGGTTTGGACTCCAGTTGGTTGACATGGGCCACGCTTATGCGTGGCCTTTCCCGTTTTAGGCCTATTGCAAAGCCTTCATTTCTCCCGCCAGCTGCGCGGCCATTCTGGTCACGCTGTCCAGCTCCTGTTGTGGTACTGCCAGTGGTGTTGTCGTGGCTGTTGTTTGTGTGGCTGCCTGCGGTTTTCTGCCGCGGCTGATTATCTGCTCCCGCCCCATGTTCATACCGGCAAAGGCCCGCGCCATGTCGGCCAGGGCAATTACGCTTTGCCGAATGGCTTCTCTTTGCTCTTCACTCATTGCCATCAACGGTTTATTGATGGCGTCACTGGGTTTAATGCGGGCGCCGTAAAGCACAATGGCGCGCTGCTGTGGTGTGAGCTTTTCGTAAGCGCTGGCCAGCGATGAACGCCCCAGCATTTGCCGCATGGCGTTTATGGCGGCGGCGCCGCTGCAACTGCTGTCAGTGACCGGCACAACGCCGGTGCGGGTTTTGATGGATGGTGAGTTCATAAATCCCCCTAAGCTATGCCCGGTGTGGGCATGGTTTGCACTACATCAGCGGCAATCGACAGCACAGGAATGGCCTGAAACCGCTCTTCTACTTCATGGACAAACAGCGCCAGCTCACCCATTACCCGGGTGGCGCGGCGCACGGCTTCATGTCGCATGCGTTCAGTTACGCCCCGGCGGGCTTTCGCGTCCTGGGCAATGCTGCCCAGTTGCGCCGAGTTGGTGATGATCTCCAGCGCGCGGTCGGTGAGTGAGGTTTCGCCATCGTCTGCCATTTGCTCGATAGGCATTGACGGTGCGCAGTCCAGCTCCAGCAGAATGCCGTCAACAATGGCGCGGTTACCGCTGGCCAGCGTGACCTTAACCAGTTCGTGAATACTCAGCAGATGCGGCTGATCCAGCAGCAGCTTGTTGCGCAGCACCTGCGGCCGCATGTTGCTGCGACAGGCGATGTCGGTGAGGTTTTCACTGTTGGCGAACTGGCGCAGGGCTCCGGCTATATGCGGCTGCCCTGCTTTATGTGTAACCGTGTTGGTGGCATACATGGCGGCAATCTCCCTCTTGCGCGATGCTGAGATCAGTCAAATGACTTGGTTAAGCAATCACTTGACTCTGTACAGCCGCCTCTTGGTACAAGGCCACCATATTGATTAAGGGTTTGTCTTTGGCGCGGATTTTTGGACGAATTTTCAGGCGGCCATCAGCCACCATGTTTTTAATGGTGTTGATTGGCAGACCGGTTAAACGGCTGAATTCGTCATAAGAAACAAACGGAGTGGGGACTTGCAGTGTTAATCCATTCATTTGGTGGTATCCTCAATAAATGTGTGTCTGGTTGCCGTGGTGGGCTGTTGTGAACCATGACGCTTTCATTAATCTGACTGAGATTGTTGATCAAATGACAGACTATTACAAGTCAAAGAATGCAAAATATGCTATTCCGATAGAAAAACCTGTCAAATGCGATGGCGGGAAAACTTTAATTGAGCGACTTATTCACTTATTTCAAGTACGAAATCGCCTTGAGTTAGGAGATATCCTCGGTGTCACACCAGGAACTCTTTCAACCTGGACGACACGGGAGACAACGCCTTTTGAATTGCTGGTCAGGATCCACCTGGCCACAGGTGTGCCAATGGAATACCTGTGCTACGGCACTGGCCGAAGCTACTCCACTGAGATTGACGAAAATGAGGAAAGCTTTACGGTTCAGGAGCCAGCCGAGGCTTATCGACTACCCGTCCTTAAAGTCTTTGTGATTGAAAACGGTAAACTGATCCAGCGAGACCAATTACGCACTGACTCTGCTGCCTACCCTGCATTTGGTATTGAGCCAACCGGTAATGATTTTGCGTTGCTGCACAATGGGCGGCTTTATTTTGTTAGTTCCAGAGAAACAGCCATTACCAAAGGTCGATATCTATTTAGCGTGAACGATGTCTATCAAGTCGGTGAACTGCGGCAACTACCTGACGGATCAACCTACTACTTTGATGGTGATGATCGTTTCCCCGTAAACATGGAAGCAACGACCGTACATGGCAAAGTTGTGTCTGTATTGGAAAATGTCTGAGGGGGACAGCAATGTCTGAGTTAGATAGTTCGCGAGGTAAACCACTATCTTTCGGCAATCGCGTTGACCGTTGGTTTAAGCAACTTCCTTTGGTTGTTCGTGTTACCGCTATCGGTGCGGCGATTGGCATTTTTTGGGTGGTTTCAGGTGCTTCCGGTGTTCGCCAAAAAAGTGAGTCAGTTAAAGACGCTAGTTCAAGCTCAATCAAATCTATCGAAGCTCCGGCAGCCACGCCGGTAGATACGAGAGTTTTTTACAGTGGCCCCCTATCAGACTGCCAATTGGCCGCGCAAATAGTTGAGGCTGATGCCCCTGTTCTTGTGGCGCTGGTTGATCAAATAGCAAAGCCAAGAAGACGCCTGAATATTCTTATCAAGATTTTGCGCAGTGGCGGATAAATGGGTTTAACGCTGAACTCGATGCAGTTGTAGTCAGCCAACCAAGTGCGTTTCCGCTCGATTATCAGCCAGTCGCCTGGCAAATGACGTAATCGTCAGAAACCACCTGTTGGCCAATGCCGCCTATCGGTATCTGAAGAATGGCCGGCAGGATGGTGATCAGAAAATTGGGGAACAATGGCAGGCGATACGAACTAACATCCTTGAGATTAATACGCTATGCCCCGGCGCGCTTGATAATCTGAACATAACGCCATGAATATTACCAAGCAAGATGATGGCCGCTGGAAGCTGGACTTCCGGGTTGGTGGCCGTGAAAGTAAGCGGATCCGCAAATACTTTACTACTAAGGGTGAGGCGAATGCTTATCTCCAGTGGTTTAAAAATCAGAGTGCAGACAAGCCCTGGCTGGGTGAGGCAGACGACAACCGCCGCTTAAGCGAGCTTTGCCAACGCTGGCATGATTTGCACGGCCAGCAACTCAATGACCCTGGCGGCAGAATGCGTAAATTGCAACTGATTTGCGCCGGTTTGGGTGACCCTATAGCGCGTAAACTTACGGTGAATGATTTTGCCAACTACCGCCAGCTAAGATTGGACGGTGAGATCCCCGACTTGCAAGGAGTAAAGCGCAAGGTAAAGCCCAAGACTGTGAACATTGAACATGCCTTTTTGGCATCCGTTTTTTCAGAACTCAAGCGCATGGGTGAATGGAAGTATCCAAACCCTCTGGATGGGTTTGCAATGTTCAAGATCCCAGAAAGTGAAATGGGTTTTTTGTACGCCGAGGAGATTCCCATTGTGTTGCAGGAATGCGCTGCCAGCAAAAATCCCGATGTGCTATTGGTTGCCAAAATATGTCTGGCGACTGGTTGCCGCTGGAGTGAGGCAGAAACTCTGACAGGTTCGCAGGTGGTCAACAACCGGATCACGTTTATCAAAACTAAGGGAAAGAAAAATCGCACGGTACCGATTACCCAGGAACTGGCCGAGCAGCTCCCTCGCAAACGGGGCCGACTGTTCAGTGATTGCCGCAAAGCCTTCGAGCGTGCAATCAACAGGACTAAACTAGAGTTACCTGAGGGACAATGCAGCCACGTTCTGCGCCACACTTTCGCCAGCCACTTTATGATGAACGGCGGTAACATACTGGTGCTGCAACGAATCCTTGGCCACGCTGACATTAAAGAAACAATGAAATACGCCCACTTTGCACCAGAGCATTTAGATGATGCGCTGACAAAGAACCCACTGCGAGGACTGGAACGGCGCTAATCTTGCCCAGTGTCCACAAACTGCCCACACAGATAGGACATTTAGACCCATCACGGTTCGCCACAGTTTTTTAACTCGCTGTTTTTATTGTAAGTTATTGATTCATCAACCCCTCAAATATAACGTAGGTTTTTCGGACGCGGGTTCAAGTCCCGCCGCCTCCACCAATTCAAAGTAAAAAGACGTCTTCGGACGTCTTTTTTATTGCCTAGAAAACAACAAAATCAACAACTTGCGTACCACGACGTATCAAGTGGTCTCACTGAATCTCACAGCTTTAGTATCCCAAACGGTATTCCAAGGTGATTTGACTTACTCTTGGAATACCATGATTATAAATCATCCAACTTGAGGCTATCGGGGGTAAATATGGCCACCAGCACAACTCGTCTCACCAACACCCAAATCAAGAATCAAAAGCCAGGCCCTAAGGACATTGTCTTATCTGATGGTGGAGGGTTACAACTACGAGTCAGAACTAACGGCTCTAAGCTTTGGAACTTCAACTATTATCATCCCATCACCAAAAAGCGGGTTAATATAGGTATTGGTCCCTACCCTGAAATTGGTCTAGCGAAAGCGCGCGAGTTAGTTTTGGAATACCGACAACTAGTAGCAACAGGTGTAGACCCGAAAGAAAAACGCGAACAAGAATCACTCAAAAACAAACAAGAAACTATGTACACGCTGAGGAATGTTGCAGCTGAATGGTTAGAGATTAAAAAGCACGAAGTAACAGAAGATCATGCCACTAAAACTTGGCGCTCATTAGAGAGACATGTTTTCCCTGAATTTGGTAACTACCCACTCACTAAAATCACTGCTCCAAACGTCATAAAGCTATTTCGACCAATAGAAGCTTCAGGCAGTTTAGAGACCATTAAACGCCTGAGTCAGCGGCTAAATGAAATTATGAACCATGGTGTCAACTCCGGTTACATCGTAGCGAATCCGTTAGTAAAAATTCATACTGCATTTAAGAAGCCCAAAAAAGAGAACATGGCTACCCTAGCCCCATCAGAGCTCCCCGAACTCATGCGCTCGCTTTCCCAAGCTTCCATTAAACGTGTAACACGCTGTCTTATAGAGTGGCAGTTACACACTATGACACGTCCCTCTGAAGCCGCCATGGCACGCTGATGAATTAGATTTGGAGAAGCTAATTTGGACAATACCTGCAGAGAAGATGAAAAAGCGTCGAGTGCACGTTATTCCGCTTACCCAACAGATGCTCGGCATACTCGAAGCCATCAAGCCAATAAGTGGCCACAGAGAATTTATATTTCCATCAGATAGAGATCCAAAAACTCACTGCAATACGCAGACAGCTAATATGGCCTTAAAACGTATGGGATATGGTGGAAGACTTGTTAGCCATGGTCTTCGCTCCTTAGCAAGCACCATTCTCAATGAAGAAGGGTTTGAATCTGACCTTATCGAATCAGCGTTATCACATGTCGATGCCAATTCAGTACGGGCGGCATATAACCGCTCCGACTTCCTGGAGCGGCGACGTCCTATGATGAACTGGTGGAGTGAGTACATTGAGACAGCTGCTGATGGAAATTTATCCGTCGCATCAAAACGATAAGTGAAGGCAAGCTTCGATTAAGCATCGAAGCTCATTGATAGTTGTACGCTATGACCCGTCCATCGGAAACTACGACCAACTAAAAAGCACTCCAACCAATACTCCTCACCAAAAACCAACAATAAGAAAACACCATCAAAATAAGAAATTAAAAATTGGTTAATCAGACAGTTAAGAAGATCGTCTTTGCTCTAAAATATACAAAACGCCACCCAGTAAACTATGAGCACTCCTAAAAATTTACACTGAAAACTATGTAAATTATCTAACAAATCTGTTTGACAGTTGTAATAATCGCATCGCCCCCCTTTTTTATACACATGGAGTATATATGATAAGGACATTGCTTTACATTTCTTTTACTTTTATTTTTTTATTTAGGACAGCAACAGCAATAGGAGCAGCACCAATATCAGAAAACATAGCTCTTGACTACTACAGAAAACATCTAGTAGATAGCTTTTCTCTCTCTTCTAGTGATGTAGCATCCAACTTTGGAGATAATATTGACTTGAGTTCCGGTCAGGTAGTTTTTAGAAGAAATGATGCAAGATTACCTGGAAATTCAAACATAGAGGTTAGCTATCCTACTTATTATAATACGACAATGCCGGAAATAGCTGGATGGAAAGAGGATATACCTAGAATTGAATACACCTATCTTTATGATGATAATAAAACAACTCTTTCTGAAGGATGGCTTACCGGTAACTACTGCTCGAAAAGCCAGGAGATGAATAGAAACTCTAATGGCATTATTATCCCTCTTGTTCATACTGGCCCAGTCCTCGTTATTCCAGGAATAGGAAGAACTCCTATCCTCAAAAATGACAAAAAACATTCAAATAGCTCAGACGGTAGCTTCCCATATATAACAAATACGCTATGGAAAGTTAGTTGCTATATATCAAATGACACTCAAAAGGAAGGATTCAAAGCTACGTCACCCAGCGGGGTAAACTATTACTTTGAAACCGAAATAAAATCACCAAAAATACATATGTACGAAAGAAAAAATCGCTTCCATGGACTATTCAGAAGCTTTAAGAATGATTTCGGTCACTACATATCCAAAGGAAGCACAAACCTATACGTAAAAAAAATAGAAGATAGGTTTGGAAATTACGTACTGTACTCATATAAAAATGGTGGGCTATCGAAAATTGAGAGTGATGACGGTAGGATTATCACTGTTGAATATTCAAACAATACAAAGATTGTTTCTGCTAAAGACAGAGATTCAAACTGGAAAAGAGAGTGGCATTACTTCATAAAAGATGGGAAATATATTATTAGGGAACCAGATGAAAGAGAGTGGTCCTACGATTTATTCATATCAATGCAGTATGATGATTCTTACCCTGGTGCACGTTGTTTTAATAGTAGCTATCCAGAAAGCATGATGACTGTGACTCATCCAAATAATATAATAGCTGAATTTAAATTCGAACAAAGAATGGATTACAGTACAAACTATCTAGAGAGAAAATTACCTGTTATACCTCCATGCAGACGTATTTTAAGTTTAGTTGAAAAAAATATCATTGATAATAAACATGATAAAAAACCACTCCAGTGGAAATACATTTACTCTGAGAATCAAGGAGGCATGGTAGTCAAAGGGAATAGACCTCCTGAAAACTCAATGCTGAAAGGAAATTTACCCAGTAATGTTGAACCATTCCTTTCAGATTCAGCAAAAGTAATTAGCCCCAAAGGAGATTTTAAGATTTACTATTTTAACCGTCAATTAGATTCAGGATTAGAAGGAAAAAATATAGCAACAGAAAGTTATGATGTATCAGGAAACCTCGTAAGCACCGAACTATTTAATTACGCCAAAGGCTATAATCATGGAACACCATTTAATTATTCTGACGGATGGAAAAATGTTATTTTAGACAGTAAAGAACAAATTACAAACGGAACGTCTTTTTCTATAAAATATGAAAACTTTAACCAATATAATGTTCCAGAAAATGTGTCGGAGAATTCATCAGCATCTAGGTACATTAAAAATGAGTATGTTCATAATACAAAAAAATGGATTTTAAACGTACCAACAAAAAAATTTATTTCACATTCATCAACATTTAACATACCTCAAAACGAATATTTACTAAATGAAGACATGCTCCCCGCTACCGAGAGATTATATGGCCGAGATATAAGAAAGTACACTTACCATAAAGATGGTAATATAAGGAGAATTAGTGAAGCTCATTCCAATCGATATGAAGAGTTTGAAAACTATTATCGAGGGAAGGCACAAGAAATAATACTTCCATGCTCTAATTTCAATGGTTGTGATACAAAAAATGGCAGTACAAAAAATACTATTATTGCCTTAATGAGTATCAATCCAGACGGTTCAAAAAGTGCAACAACAGACTTCAATGGCAATAAAACGATTTATAGCTATAACCATATAGGTTGGCTAACAAAAATTGATTTTTCGGATCATAAAATGGCTGATGTGATGATTAGCTATAAGTTCGTTAACGAAAATGAAGATGGAATTAACGGTAGTAATATATCAGTAGGTAACTTGAGTCAGTCAATATCACGTGGAAACTACAATAAGAAAATCTACTATGATGGCTTGCGTAGACCAGTATTTACTGTAGAACGCGATGTTACTAATGCTGCAACGGTTCGCTATCAAGCATTTGAATATGATCATGAAAGCCGTCAAACCTTGGCAAGCTTCCCTAGCAGCAATGCGGCCAGCCGGGTGGGAATGGCAACAGAATATGATGTTCTTGGTCGAACGATAACCCTTACTCGAACTAGCGATAACAGCAGCATTAGCCGTAAATATATAGCAGGGAATAAGGTGGACGTAACGGATGCTGAAGGAAACATCACTACAACAACCTATCTAGCCTATGGTCAACCGACATATAGCTACCCACTGTTGATTGAAGCTCCAAACACTGATGATATCAGCCTAGATTACAACGAATTTGCACAAATAACCTCTATTCGTCAGGGCTATATCACCGAAAAACGGATATACGACAGCTATCAACAGTTGTGTAAATCCATTCGCCCCGAAACCGGTATTACGGCTTATGGTTACAATGCACAGCGTCAACAGATATGGCGAGCCCTGGGCACCAATGGCAGCAGTACCAGTTGTGATACTGCGTCAATCCCGGCCAACCACAAAACATTGCTGGGCTACGACAATTTGGGTCAATTGCGAACCGAGAATTTCCCGGATAGTACACCAGATAGAACTTACAGTTACGACGCAAACGGTAATCTGAGTGGTTTAACTGCCGGTAATATCAGCTGGAATTACTTATATAACAGTGAAAACACTATTGAAAAAGAGACATTATCCTTAGATGGGAATATATTTACACTAGATTGGGAGTATGACGCGTTAGGGAATCTTAGCTCACTTAAGTATCCATCGGGCTCTATCATCAGCTTCGCACCAAATGCTCTCGGACAAGCAACTAAAGCAGGAAATTATGCAACAAGTGCTACTTATTACCCTAATGGAAGAATAAGAGAATTCACTTATGGAAATGGAATTGTTCGTAACCTTGAGCTTGATAGCACTGGTCGAGTAAGATCTTTGACCGAGAACAAAGGTGGATCATTAAAAAATAAAATCCACTTCAGTTATGACAGAAACGATAATTTGACGACACTAATTGACTGGATAGATAGAAAGAATGATGTTAACAATCTAACTTATGATGGATTAAACCGTTTGATAAGTGCTGATGGTCGTTGGGGTAAAGGTATTTACAAATATGATGGATTAGGAAATATACTTAGCAGAACCTTGAACAACTCCACTATAACCTATCATTATAACAATTCAAATCAATTAATTAAGTTAAGTGGCGCTTATGCGTATGGCTACAAATATGATAGTAAAGGGAACACCTTGCACAACGGACGTTTCCCTATGAGTTATAACCTTGGCAACAACATGACCACAGCCAAAGATATCAAATACTTATATGATGGACATGGTCGTTTAGTGAAAAAAATCAAGCCAGATGGAAACCAATATACGGTTTATAGTAAAAGCGGGAAACTAATGTACCGCCAAACTGCTGGCAATAGTAAAAAGGATATAATTTACTTAGGGGAACAACTAGTTGCAGAAGTTGAACAGGGTTCAAGCAATGAAGGGGAATCATATATAAAGTTTGAAGGAAAAAAAATTCCCCAAGTATGTAAGAAGGTCCCCGTTGGGAAGAAACCACAATTAGTCTGCTCACATCCCAAAAAGGAAATCATTTGGGATAGTTACAATACTAAATCGTGTGAAGGAGATATTGTACGCTCGGTAAACTCTACAGCAATAGGTTCAACAAAAGTAATTGGCACTTCCGGCAGTAGAAGCTTTGATAGCAAGTACCAACTAAGCATCACTATTAGATGCATCGACAACGCTGGTAAAAGCAAATCAAATACTTATGAATTTTAATTTAAATCTTGGGGATAAGAATATATGATTAGAAATCTATTGCTAGTTATACTTTTTAATATTTTAGCGGTTTTAAATGTTAATGCCACTGTAGTTTATCTACATACAGACCAGTTAGGTTCAGTGATATCTAGAACTGATGCCACTGGTAATGTAATAGAAAGAAACGTTTATGAGCCTTTTGGAAAACGTATCGGTGGCGAGAAGCCAGATATAGGTTATACAGGTCACCTGCAAGACAAGGATCTGGGGCTAACCTATATGCAGGCAGATACTATGATCCACTTATCGGGCGGTTTTATGCGAATGATCCGGTTGGATGGACTCCATCTAACCCTGTAATGTCATTTAACCGTTACCTATATGTAAACAACAACCCATATAAATATACTGATCCATCTGGTCAAATATTAGAATCTGTTTGGGATGCGGCTAGTTTGAGTGTTGGACTTACATCATTGGCTAATAATCTGTCTCAAGGGAATTGGGGAGCAGCGACTCTGGACGCGGCGGGTGTTATTGCTGATGGCGTGGCATTGGCGGTGCCAATTGTCCCTGGAGGGGCAGGCATGGTGATTTCTGGTTCAAGAAAAGGTACAAACATAATCCAAGGTCACCATGGAACGAAAATGGCAAATGTGAATTCTATAAAAGCTGATGGAGCAATAAAGCCAAATGAGAATGGAGAAGTTTTTCTCAGCCAGAATCAAGGAGATACTTTTGTACATGGTGCGGATTTATCTATCGGTGGTGCAGTATCAGCTAATTTAACAGTAGATATTTCTAACGCTACGTCTGTTACAAAAATTTCAGTTCCAGGAAACCCTAATGCTATTTTAATAAAAACAGATCAACCATTGCCAACGACTGTTAATGGTGTGACAGTAAGGAAACCAGACGGTGAAGGTGGTTTTAAGCTTGAAGATCAATAATTCAAGAGGACATTATGAATAATTTTAAAGTTGATAGCCATGTATCTAGAGCACTGATCAATTTTGTTGAGAGATACAGCTCCAAACCGCTTACTGAAGAAGAGATATCTAACTTTCTCTCTGAAAAAATTCAAGAAAGCAAGATTTTTATTTCTCTTAAACGAGGTCTAATCACTAAACAAGAGGCTGTAAATTTTATTGTTGGACATGTCTTCACTGAATATGCGAAAGAAGCGAGCATAGATATTAAGGATAATCCTAATTTAGAAATCTTAAATGGAACAATTCTTAAGTTTGTTGATGAACAGCTTGGATGAATTTCGACCAAGTGTTGATGTAATGGATATCCAAACCTTATTAACGCATTAAGTAGATTTGCGAAGATTAGCCCGTTTCACTCAGAGAGCGGGCCAATCATTTCCGATGCTTAAACATCAAACAACTTATTAGCCCCCAATTGAGTCTGCGAGACTATAACGAACAACGGGGTGAAGTATTGACTGGCGTGAAGGCGTTAAACAAAGTCATAAGACTCGTTATGCCTGTACACCAGACAATCTCATAAAGTGTACTAGCTCAGACCTGATTTGAGCAACAACGCCATGACCAGGTGTCGTTATGATAAACAGCCACTTACACCGAAATTTTATAGCCTCCGGAACTTACTCTTTCAAATCATTATTTAAGATACTTGAATAAAGAAAACTCCAGCATTAGAAAAGTCATCTATTCTTTTACGTAAGAATAAATAACCAGTTGCATCCGAGAGGCCTAAAATCCCACCCTCATCAAACGGTATATCTCCAGAGTATATTTGTGCGGCAAAGTAATATTCATCATCTAATGCGCCATAACCAATCAAACCTCTAGGAATTACCTTAGATACAAAAGAGAACGCAGGAAAACCTTCACTATTAACTTCCCTTTTAGTAACCTCAACAGATATTGGCCCAAAATAGTTCTCATTTATAAAATCATCAGACTTTTCACTTAAAAGCACTCTAGAATAGCCTTTACTGATATGTTCAAGCTCTTCACTATCACCATGAAAAGTAATATCATCTAAAAAGTATCTATCGCTTGAATATGTTGAAAATACTGATAATACTTTACCCGCAGGGAATAGTTCTTCACCGATCTTATGATTTAGTACTGAACAATCAATCGTAACAACTAGCGCTAACTCCTCCCCCAAAGGATTTACAGGCCAAGGAAAGGCAATGTGAGTACCTCCCCCAAACACAACCCCAGAACCGTCGTCAGAAGTATTAGCTTTTAATTGATATACAGTATCCATACTATTTTTCCCCACATTTTTTAATTCTTTCATAAAACGCTGTTGAATCTGCTTTGAGAACAGAAATACGATCTTCAGGAATTCCCGCTCTCCTCATAGCCTCGCTTGAAATTTCAAGTTCTTCATCAAAACTAGATGCAAATTGATTCCTTCCTAACCCCTTCTCTGCCCTGACAACAGATTCATGATAGTGCACACCACCAATTCCTCTGGTATCTTTTCCTGGCCCACGAGTATGATGATCCAAATCTAGAGCAATCGAAGGGTTATCCGAGAGACGAGAATCACCAGCTAAACCTTCTTGTCTTAGAAACTCATGCCTTATAAATTCATGTGCTTGAAGGTTATCACCAACATGCAAACTCCCATTCAGGCTCCCATACGTACCAATGTCAAATAAACTTGCTAACCCTAGCGGATCCACCCATTCGAGCGGGTTGTGCACATAGGCCTGTGGCCGCGTGCCCCCTGCCAGCCCTATCGGATCTGGACTCAGGTATTGGCAAATCTCCGGATCGTAGTATCTGTGCCGGTTGTAATAGAGCCCTGTTTCCCGATCATAAATCTGTCCCTGATAGCGCAGGTCACAGTGTAGAGGCTCATTGGCGGCTTGTTCAAGATACTTTTTCGGGGTCCCGCTGAGCCGCCATTGATGGAAGTCCTGCCATAAACCCTGTTCGCCACGCCAGTGTATTTGTCCTTGTGGATCGCACAACTCCCTAACATTGCCCACTAAGTCAGTCACCGCATAATGCAATTCGGGCCTGCCGGGGTCATTAGGTGTATCCAGTTGCCTTATCTGTGCCAACGGCCTGAAACTGCCGGGCTCATATAGCCACTGGTAGTTGCCACACTGCCATCGGCATAATAACTTTGCTGCTGGCTGAGTTGATCACCCAACCACTGGTAGCGGATATCGCCTTGGCTGATTTGTTGAGTGAGTGATTGCGCTGATGTTGGCTGCGTTGCTGGTTGCTGCCGGTATTTACGACAGCGGCGGCCAAAGACATCGTATTCATAATGCCAAATATCCCCATTGGGCAGACTGACACGAATGAGGCGATCTTCTTCATCCCAATGATAGAAGCTAGTCTGAGCCTGAAACCATCACGTTTCAGGGTTTTCTCGACCATACGGCCATTGGCATCGTAGCGGAAAACATTGTCTCCCTGACGCACTACCCGCCCGGCTTGCTGATATTCCAGTGCCTTTTCCTGGCGCTTTTTGGCGAAGTCGATAATCCGGCTATTTGAAGTGCTATTTGGGGAACTGTTGCTAAGCTGGTCTTTGTTTTGCCCATCCTCAGCCCAAGAGGCTATGGCCGTCAGTTGGAGTTCGGAGTCATAGCTGAATTGGCGCCGCTCACTGCGCGCATGCCAAGCGCTGGTGCGTTTTTCTGCCACAATTTGTCCAAGGGCATTTTGGGTAAATTCACTGCGGCCCCAGTGACCGTCTTCGATGGCGGTGATCCGGCTCAGAGCGTCATATTCATAACTGCGGGCAATACCACCAAAGCGGCCAGGCAGTTGCTGCTCTGTCCCCTGTGGGCTCCAGGCATCCAGGTGCTGACGTTTGAGCAGTCCCTCCGGGGTGTACTCCTGTTGCAGGCAGAATCCAGCCTGGTTACTGCGACTGGTTTCCCGGCCATAACGGTCGTATGCCAGTGTCAGCGGCTCAAACCCAGAAGCGGCAATCGTTGCCAAACGGCCGTGTTGCCATGTCTGCTGTTGCTCAAGCAATAAGCCATTGGCACGAATTGGACGACCCGCTGCAGTGTATTGATACTCAATCGATTGGCCATTTTGCGTTTCAGCAATCAGCCTGCCAAGTGCATCATAGCTAAACGCCAGCTCAGACACGGCATTGCGGCCTTTAAGCAGTTGACCGGCCCCGTCGTATTCAAAATGGCTATTGTTCATCACCATTTGCTGCGAGTTACGGGTTTGCTTTTGCAGCAAACGGCCACAGATATCGTAGAAGAAATGAATGCTGCTGCCATCAGCCTGGGTTTTGCATATTACCCGGCCGGCCTTATCGTAATCGAAGCGGTTACGACGACCATCAAGGTGACGCTCTTCAACGATCTGGCCGCTGGAATTGTAGTGATATCGCCACTGCTCACCTTTGCTGTTGGCAATACCGGCAAACTGGCATTCTCCGTTATAGAACAGCTGCAGTTCATGGCCTAAAGGATCGATACTGGCTTGCAACAGGTCAAACGCACCGTAACGATATTGCTGGCTGTTGCCATTGGCATCAGTCGCTTTGACCAGATTGCCTTCGGTATCATATTCGAAGTGTTGGCGTTTGCCTTGGCTGTCCACCACTCCAGTGACCAGGGCACTTTGCCCCAAATAAGTATACTTGTGACTCTGGATCCCTTGAAGCACCCGGCTTATCCGCCCCAGATTGTCGTATTCCAGTTTTAGCGGTTCAACACCGGGCAAAATGACTTCGCAGGGCAGGCCTGACACCTTGTCATAACCAAAGCCGGTCTGCTCACCATCAGCATCGATCGCCCAGGCCATTTGCCCTTTGGTGTTGTACTGCCAGTAACGGCTGTGGCCCAAGGGGTCAAGCACCGACAGCAGATTGCCGCGGCTATCGTACTCATGCTGCCAACTGGCACCCAATTCATTGGTGAAGCTAAGCAACCTGCCGGCTTCATCATACTGCCACTTAAGCTGACTGCCGTCCGCCTGGGTCAGCTCGGCAAGTTGCCCCATTCGTCCCGCTTGAACGCCTGTTGCTCTCCCAACTGATTGCGTTGGGATACCAGTTGGTTGTCCTGCCATTCATTGTAGGTGGTATCGCCATTGGGCAACACAACACGAATAATATTGTTGCGCTCATCCCTGTGATAGATTTTGATACCATCAAGCGGACTACGGTAATAGACAATCCGGTTATCATCATCGTAATGCAACGCATCACAAAAGCGCTTGTCAGCGCCTCTGGAGCGGATAGCCCGCCCCTGACTGTCATAGTCATGTTCAACAGGTGCAGCTCATGTCCTGCCAGCGCAGCAACCAGCCCTCATCTGAGTATTGGTAGTCAAAGCTGTAGCCCGGATCGGCCCGGCATGATGTCAGATATCCTTTGTCGTTGTACTCATAGGCCACCAAGGTTTTCAGCGCCTTGCCATCGGCTGTCTGCAACTCAAGGCGTTCAATACGTCGCCGGCTACCCTTCACCTTGATACGCCGACCGTCACTGAGCAAAATCCCTTTCAGTTGGCCGCGGTCATAAACAAAATGATGGCGGTTACCGCTCTGATCGCTGATGGCTGTCAGCATCAGCTTGTTGCCCAAAGCATGATTGAAGGTGTAGTCAATGCCGCTTAAATGGCGCATCACCAACAGCCCTTCGATGCGGCATAACCGCCACTGTGGCATATGAGCCGCCCGATGAGCGGCGCCTTCTTCAGGGATGACAAACAGCGCCTGGTTATACTCACCGTCAGTAAAAGTGGCCTGATCACCACTTAACACCAGGCTCATATCCCAATCTGCGCGCCAGCGTCTTCCCAACATACCGGGTTCGACATCAGGTCCTGAGTGATAGAAACGCTTAAGCCCTAGCGCCAATATTCCCGGCAAACTGAAATCTGTGCGCCAGTCAACAACATGGCCGGTAGCCATATCGATGGGGCAACCATTGGTGCATTTACCCTTGGCGCCTGGCAATGCCTGGTTACTGGCATCCACTTCAGCCGTGGGCCCACTCATATCCCGGATTTGAGCGTCTTTCCCGGCATTCAAATCCACTTCAGGATGTTCTGTCTTTTTAGGTCTGGGAGTTCCGGTCAGGCGAGTAACCACCTTGCCAATAAATTCTTTTACCTTGTTGCAGACCCAGTCCAGCATCTCTTTGAGCTTGCCGGCCATGGATACCATGATGTCGATAAGCGAACCAAATGCCTCTTTCATCAACCTGAGGATCCAATGGCCGCCATTGACCAAGGCCAGCTTGAGTCCGTCGATAATCTGTTGCAGCAGTTCCAATGCCTTGGCACCGGCATCTTTGATTTTGTCAGCAAAGCTATTGAGAAACTTCACCAGGTTTCCGTTGGATAAACCACGCAACATCTTGATGCCAGCTTGGATCGCTTCCGGACTGTTTTTGGCCAGTGCTTCAATAATGGCTTTACCGGACTTTTTCAGAGCATCACCAACACCGGGAACAAACCCAACCAGTACCAGACCACCAATGGCCCAGTGCATGGGATCGCTTCTTAGCGCTGCCTGAGTGTATGTCTGCCAGCCCCATTCACCGAGGTCGTAGATATCCATCGCCTGACCGACTACGGGGATGAAGCCCAGCGCAATTTCACAGAACAATAAAATAGCGCTGTTGTCCCCGGCCTTGCTGACCACTTCGGCGGGAAGACTGACATGAATTTTATAAATGGCCTCGCGCAATCCCATCGAGCCACGATTAATCCGATCGTTTAATTCCCAGAAGCGCTCGTAGGCGGGTTCATATTCATCCGGTACATTCAAAAACAGACTGGTGTCATCAATATCAATATGACGCTCACTGCTGTCATCAGCGTCATATTCAATGAAGCCTTTGTTTCGCAGCAGCGTGAACAGAGTGAAATACTCTCCGGCAATGGCAGCATATTCGGGCTTAACCTGTAAAACAGGGTTATTCTCTTCGGTTTCTTTGGGGCGAAACTCATCGCTCCCTTCATCAAGCAGCAGTTCGAAAGCACCACAGGGCATTTCTTCAATCAGGCAGAGCCTTTCTTGTCTGTCTTGCCTTCAAGCTTTTTGTTATTACTGTCAGTCAGTATGAAAGGGGCTTCGGGCACAGGTTGACCATCATCGTAGTGATAAAATATCAGTGCCGTGCAACCGCACTCGACGCAACTGCCGCGCAAGATATTATCTGTGGTGAAGTTCTGCTCTGCAGCAACTTCACTGGAGATCAACTCTGCCTTGCGATTCTGACTCATGATGCGACTTCCTTATCCAATTCGGCCTCTGCTGCGCGAAATAGCTTGTACATCCTGTCTTCAGCGCCTTGTCTGGGAGCATCAAGGATAGATTTCGCCCAAGGTAACTGACAAAAATCATCGCCAAACAGACACGCGAGCGTGAGAAACTTTATCTGCTGCTGTTTGCCACTGAATCCGTGCTGCTGGGCCTGATTAACATGCTTTGAGATAAAGCTGAGGCAGTCGTCTGTGGACCATTGTCTGGTCACGGGATGATGTTGTTGCAGGTGCGTCATATAGTCACGATAAGTGATGGCTTCAGCCATCTGACGCAGCGCCTGATACTGGGGGTCAGTCAACACTCTGGGTGTGCTTTGCTGCGCTAACTGCCACTGTGAACGCTGTTTGGGTTGCCAGCGCGTGATCCCATCGGCGTTAATCGTCACCAAGCCGCCGCCGGCCCAAAAAAGTCAACGGCTTCTTCAACCGAACTGGCACTCAGCAAGGTTTTCGATACTTTCCAGTCGGCAATGCGCAATAACTGGGTGTCATCACCGTCAGCTATCCAGGTCCAACTGCGCAAGTGATGTACCAATAGTTGCAGTTGCTGAAGTGGCGTGTAGGCCTGCATATCGCCTTCCAGCACCCAGGCCATTCCCCAACCAGGTTGGCTGCATATTTTTTGCTGCAACTCGGCCCAATTACTGCCATGAGCCGGATAAGACAAGGGGACAATGATGCGTGCAGCCTGCCCAGTTCCCCCCAATAGAGCCGGTTGAACTCGGGAGTTTCAGGAAGCTGTGATTCGGCTATACCTCTCACCGCTTCATTGACTGTTGGATCTGCCAGCAAAAACACCGAGCCATTGACCAATAGCTGCCGCCATTGCTGTTCATCGAGTTGTTGTTGCTCTAATGCTGCTATTGCTACCACATCCCTGTCCTCTGGCTATTGCTCCAATGGAGGCAACCAATCATGAAAATCCATATCGCGACCGAGCGCCGCATCATTGCATACTTTTTGCTGAAAACGTCTCAGCGCCTTTCGATAATCACCATCCGTACACAAGGCCAAAAACACAGGATGGATAAAGTAATCTTTCCCCCAGACGAACCTGCGCTGTGCCATGATTTCACAACTCCTGGCATCTGCATCAGCAAACTGCTGTTGTACCCGTTGCAAGGTATCGAAATAGACGGCTCTGACATCCGCCGGCGAAAATTCTCTCCTGTGATAAGGCTGTAGCCTTAAAAACAGTTGCTGACTTTGCAGTTCACGCCGACTCGCGCGCGTCAAAAGCTCATATTGTTGTTCACTGAGTTGTATTTGCTCAAAAGCGGGCTCAGCCACTTGGTTTCCTATTGCCAACAGTCTCCAAGCTGCGCCTTCAGGCAAATAGAGCCTTCCAAACCAGCGACAAAACTCTGTTGCTGTTCATCGCCCAGGGTTTGCCACAGCAATGACAGTATGGGGGCCGAAAAACTGTTAAATGGAGCGACTATGCCTGAGGATAAAGAGCCTCAGTTCGCTGCAACCAAAAAGCAATGACTTGTTGCCAATCAAACCAGGTGGTGAACAAGATGCACCGCTGATCTGCCCCTGGTTGTTGCAGCAACCAGAGCATCAGGTCTCACAGGGGCTACCATCACTGAGCCGTAACAACAAAGGCTGCAACCCCGGTGCCGAGGCCAGCGATGCAATGGGAAGGCGGCGCCACTGTGCTCCCGGGGCAGTACTGAGAACGGACCATTGCTCGTCAAACCCGGCGATATCAAATGGCTCTATCAAGGCATAGCAATAATGGCTTTGCCTGCCACTGATGATCTGATGCATAAGCATGGGTTGTGCATTCCCTGACATTCAACAACATCCTTGGTTCCAACAGCGATCAGTAACCTGGTTTGCCTTCCTTAGCCCATATTGCCCGAACTTCTTTCGGTGAAAGCGGTGGAAAGCTAACCCCCTTCTCTTCAATAAACTGTTTGGATTTCATCAACCACTCGTAGTTGTCCGAAGATGACGATACCAGCCCACGGGACAGCTTTTTATGTATATTCCAGGCTAAATCCGCACCGGTATCGTTACGGTGGGTAAAGTCGGCTCCATGCTGCAACAGGAAGTACACCATTTCAAAGTCGTTGATGGCAGCAGCGTATTGCAAGGCGTTACTTCCAGGCCCATCGACAGCATTCACATCTGCATCGTGATCCAGCAGGATCTCAACAGCCTCCTTATTGCCTTCTCCTACGGCCTGAAACAAGGCGGGCTCTTTATTACGATCCACACTGTTGGGATCCCCACCGGCCTCAAGTAACATTTTCAGCCAATCAGTATCCTCATTCCCGGCTACAGCCGTAATCGCATTGTCACCATTCGCTCGCTTAAAGTTAGCGTCGGCCCCAAGTTTGAGTGCCAAAGCCACCGCCGCTTTATCCTGCTGTAAAATAAGCCATAGCAAAGGGGTAATATCCTCGTCACCATGAATATTGAGGTCTTGTCCATCAGTTAACGCCGCTCTGGCCTCTTTTTCATGGCCTTGCTGAATATGCTGAAGTACCGTCACCATTTCCGGCTTAAAAAACTGCTCAGCATCCATCTGTTTTCCTCCTACACCACAGGCGCTCAGTACACAGGTTAAAACCACACCTAACCAGGTAACACATCTTTTCATCTGGCAATCCTCTTCAGGCTGCTTGAGTCAAGGTTGTAATATCTTCACGTTTTTGAGCTTCAATACCGGCAATAACCTGGTCCATTCCATGCCTTGCCACTGGGTTACCACCGGCAATACTCTCCAGTTTATGCATTTCTCCCGGCGCGCTTGGAAGCGTATCCCGAGCCATCAAGATACCGCTGGCCAACAGTCCAAGACCTGTACCAACTGGACCAAACAGGCTCCCTATTCCCCCAGAAGCCAGGCAATAACACTCCACGCCACTTCTGTACCCCGGTCAATACTTCGCCATTGACCGCCTGGGTTTGGATAAGCTTATCGATTTCAGCAATAGGCAGACCACCTCTTCGCTCCATGGTTTTGGGATGCAACCCGGCTGCGTTAAAGGTATACCCGTTTCGACCTGTCACACCAACCGCGCTGGCTGCTAAACCGCCGCCCAGTGAATGGCCAACAATCGTAAAATCATCCAGTGAGTCATCCACCATATCGGCCAGATACATGGCCTGATTATATTGTTTAGTCTCCCCTCCGGAGCCCTGTTTCAGGTTGGTTGGCCAATCTTTACCACCAGTCACGCCGTTATTGGTTCCCCTGAACGTCAACATGGTTTCGTCGTTGATGGCTGATTTGAATAGCCCGGCGCCAAAACCGGTCTCTTTGTCCGAGAATACGGCATCCTTCAATCCCGGAATTTTGCTGGTATCCACAGCTTCCAGCCCCAAAGGCGGCTCAGGTAGTTCGCTGATGTGTCCCCGCTTGAATTCATCGACACGATACACATACTGGGCAGCTTCTGCTCGCAGTATATTGTCGTTGTTGAAAGCCAATCTTTCCGACGCAGCCTTTTTGGCCGCCGATGCCGAGCCCGCATGACTTTGGCTCAATGCTTTACGGGCTTCATATCGCGCCTTGCGCTCAGCAACACTGTTGACCGGGTCATTCAGAAAAGACACCATTTCGCCGGCATCAGCCATTGCATCACAGGCAATGCGGCTAAAGGCAGCAACTTGATGAAGGGTGCATTGTCTTTTGCCGCAGCCTCACCACAGGGATGCTCTGTCGACTGGTATGGCGTATCACCAATTAAGACGTCCCCGGAGCCTGCGGCTACCGAACCGCCACACCCGACAGCATCACCGTACCTGGCAGCCGCTTTACCATTGATGGACACATTCGCAGAGCCGGCAGAGATACTACGACCATGAATGCCATGTGGCATTTTGGGACACGGGCAGGCGTGAAACAGGACCGAATCTCCCTTTCTGGCCGCAGGGATACCATTGATGCTGACATCACCGCTTCCAGCCGTTATCGGTGTAGCGGGAAAGCATCCATGTCCTGCACAGCTATCGCCAATTCGGGCTGCTTTTGGCAT